TTAGTGTTTTTGAAATAGATTGTTTGCAAAATCTTCGACTGCTTTTTCTTGTAGGCCTGGTACGACATGCGAGTAGGTGTCCAATGTGATACCTACTTTTTTATGTCCTAATCGTTCACTTACGATTTTTGGGTGAATACCCTGTTTTAACATTAATGTTGCATGGGTATGCCGTAGATCGTGGAAACGAATATCAGGAACCCCACATTTCTTTATAAGCTTTTTCCAGAGCTGTGTCAAACTTCTGAAATTGCAGGGGTTACCATTATAGGTTGGACAAACTAAATCAAAATTATTATATCCATCGCCATACCGTTCTTTTTCTTCACTTATCTTCTGAAAATGTTCTTGAAGAGCTAGCAAAGTGATTTCAGGCAGAACAATTAATCTTTTTCCTGAAGATGTTTTAGGTTCATGAAATTCTTTAGTGATATGAGAGAGGGAACGGTTAACTGATAGAGTTCTTCTCTCAAAATCAATATCCTTCCATTGAAGCCCTAAGATTTCGCCTTTACGCATTCCACATGTAATAGCCAATAGATATGCAACATAGTACCTGCTATCTTTTGCATTATCTAAAAAACAAAGGACATGTTCTTCTGACCAAGTATTTACTGTTTTTTCGTTACCTCTAGGGGGACTTACTACATCAGCTACATTCTTTTTCACAATTTCATGTCTCATAGCGTAAGAAAGCGCGGTACGAATAATTTGGTGAATACTTCGAACTGTGACAGGCTTCATAGTTTCAGATAAATCAGCATAAAATTTTTCGAGATCCACACCTTTTAATTTTTGCATTGGAATGTTTCCTAGTTTTGGTATAATATGATTGTTAATATGTTTTCGATAGTTGTAGTACGTGGTTTCTCGTAAATTTATCTTCCTGGCTTCAAGGTATTGAAGGAAAAATTCACGTACTTTCATTTTTGTGGGCTCGATATATGAGCCTTCTTCTATTTCTACGATTCTTTTAGCCATGTCGGCTTGTGCTTCTTTTTTTGTTTTATACCCAGAAAACCATTTTTGTCTTCGTTTCCCTGTCTCTGGATCAGGCCCAATATCAATGATTATTGACCACTTTGTTCCTCTTTTTCGAATATGTCCCTTCACTGTATACACTCCTTCATCTCATATTGATTCATGTTGTGTAAGTCTAGTTGTAATTTTGCTGTTATGAAAATTACATAGTTGGACATATCAGCGATGGATACATTTTACCATATATGAACAAATTCGGTTATAAAATGTGATTTCCATTACTTGTTAATATGTGGCTAGACACGATACAATATAAAAGTATTCAAAAGTAGAAATATATTAGTAGGGTTAGCAATCTAGATTTTAAAAGTTAAAGAGTTTGAAGGAGAGAGATTTATGGCTACAAGTAAGGTATTAAAGGAAATACATATTTCAGAGGAAAGTGATATATATAATGAATTTTCTCCATTTGGACAGTATAGTTTTTTATTTGATGGATACATTTTTCGTGGGGAAAGTGACATATATAAACTTTTACCAAGTGCATTAAGAGAAGATAAACGTAGCTTTAATAAGTTATTTCAATTTGCTGGGATGGAAGGGGAAGGTGGTATAACTTATACACATCCCCAAAAAGATTTTGAAACATTTTATCAACAGGCTGAATTATTGGCTCTAAAACGATTTTATCATTTAGCTGATCAAAAAGGACTTAATCTCCCAGTTGCTACATTTTTGAGGAAAGATATTTTGAATGATTTCACTTTTAGCTCTAAGTTGAGTGGATTAGATAATGTTTGGATTCCTGATGATATGTTAGAAATCGCTGCATTAGCCCAGCATTATGGGGTACCTACTCGTTTAATTGATTGGACAGTTAGTATTTATACTTCTTTATATTTCGCTTCAATAGGTGTTATAAAGCAAGAACTTGTAAATGGAAATATGGTCCTATACGCTTTGAATTATAAAATAATAGAATACTTGAAACACACCACTCATAAAATACCGTTACGTTTAGTAAGACCAGATAGTTACCGTAATCCAAATTTGAATTATCAAAAGGGAGTATTGAGTTGCTGGGCTTACGAAATTGAAACTATGGAAAGTATAGTAAGAGGAATTAAATTCGTTGATAGACGTTCATTAGATGAAGTTATCCAAGAATATGTGGACAATCATGATATTACTTGGGGTTCAGCAACAGGACAAGATGATGAACCGCTTATTTATAAATTTTATATTCCGCATTCTAAAGCATATCAAGTCTATGATTTAGTTACTAAATTGGGACATGGAGCAGATAGTTTATTTACAGGATTCGATGGAATTGTTAAAAGAATTGAAGAAGATATCATTTATTATAGAAAAAAGAGATAAATAAACGAAAAAAAGAGCCCTATGGCTCTTTTTTGTTGTGAAAATTTATTAATTCTCACCGTTGCGATTGGAAAAGGTTTCTTTTAAAATCAAATCATAACAACTCTTTTTTATCATTTAGAAATTGCGTGTAAAATTTGAGCTGCTTACAGAACTGTTCTCGTTGGGATTCATCCAGGCCTGCGAAAACCGTTTGAATTTCATCGAGAACATCTACTAATTGCTTTTCACTTGTCGTGAATTTTCGGCCCATCAACGTATCGACAGAGATATCAAAGAATGACGCGATACGGTCTAACGAATCTAAATCGGGCTCATTGAAGTTTGTTTCTAGATTACTGATTTGACTTCGGCTCAATTGAACTTTATCGCCAAATTCGGCTTGTGTTAAAGAACGATTATTTCTAAACTTTTTTAAATTTTCTCCAAATGTATTCATGCCTTTATTATAAATAAGGTATTATTTTTAGACTATATATACCAAATAATTTGGTGTGATTAATGAATTTGCTTAATTATTTGGTTTTAACTCAAAAAAATGACTAGAACAAACGTTCTTGTAATGGTAAAATATTTTTAGTGAAAAAATGGACTTTTCGAGAAAAACTTTCTCAACATGAATTGACTACAAATAGAATGAATATTCTAAATCTTGTGATAAACTGATTTTAAAGAATAAACAGAACAAAAAAAGACTCACAGCGTACGTAAGTAGTGGTGGAAGCACTCTTACATCATTCACCCAACTCACAAAGGGAACATCTGCCATAAGTCTTTATTTGGTTACGCATGTAACACCTCGATTATATCATAAAGATGTTCAAGGGAAATGAATATAAATTTAATTCATGTTGAGAAAGGTGAATTGTCTTTTGGTTCTACTAGGAGGAACATAATGAAGAAGTTAATGAGTGAAGTATTAGAAACAATCAATTCTAACAATTTAAGTATTCGAAAATTAGCTACGGAAGTCGATATTAGTCGAACTACACTTTGGAATGGCCTTCATACGAACCATGAAATGAAACTAGAAGCTTTTATTAAGTTGATGAAGAAAATGTATACAAATCCTAAAGAAATCAGAATGAAAATAAAAACCTTCATTATGAAATGCACAAGTGATCTTAATATAAGAAAAGCACTTTGTTACTGTCAAGCATCAGGTGAATATGACCTTCTTCATTTTCTAGTAAGAAAACACAAAGAAAATGATGATTTGAAAAAGTATATTGTGATTTATGAATTATTTAATAAAAGAAATAAGAATGAAGCGCGTGGTAGGAAGTTAGAAAATATGGTTTATGATCTTAATGTTTCAAAAGATGCAGAATGCAAAACTCTTATCGAAATGTTGTTAACGATTTGCATGTATGATTCTGCGAATTATAGTGCTATGATTCCGCATGCCAATAAAACAAAAGGGTTGTTACCTAAAATAAAAAATTCGTTAGTACATGATTATTTACAAATGCATTACTATGAGCGTTTAGCATATGTAGAGTTACTAAATAGTAATGTTGAACAGAGTCGCATCGTTTGCAACAAGATATTGCAATCAGAGTTAGATTTACAATTCATTAAAGCGACAGCTTTGTGTTGTTTAGGGGAGTCATATATTTTTACGGATGTGTTAAAGGCAGAAGAGTACATTTTAAAGGCAGAAGAGTACATTTTAAAGGCTATAGATTGTTTGAAGGACGTACCTTCTTTCCAACAAACGCGGAAATACAAGGCTTTTAAAACTACTTTAGCATTTATTTATATAGAATTTGGTTTTAATTTAGATAAAATTGATTTTTCGTGCATTGAGCAAGCAGACGTAGCTTTTTATGAAGCAAAATATGGTGATAGAGAAGTAGCGAAAAGAATACTTAAAAACATAGAAAATGACAATGATAAACTATCTCCATTCCAGTTGTATTATCTTTCTTATGCATATCCAGAAAAAAATAAAGAATATTTGAACAAATCATTGGAAGAGTTCGCTAAAAATGGTAATATATTTTATATAAAGGTTGTCCAATCGACCATATTGAAAGAGATGGTGAGTTAATTGAAAAAGTTTATTGCAACAGTTTTATGTACACTTGCACTAGGATTTGCACTACAAACTTCAGTTGATTTAACTAAAGTTCACCAAATAAAAGATAAACAAGTATTAGAGCAATATGCAATGGATCCAGGAGGGCTTAGAGCACCTGCTGTACAATATCAGCAAGTAGACCCAGGTGGGCTATAAGTTATAAAAAAGACGCTACTTAAATGTAGCGTCTTTCGTACTTTATAGGGTGTCACATTTTTGGGAAAACGTCTTAAAAAATGACGATTGTGTTTTGATTCACAAACTAGAGGAGATATGGGGGAAGAAATATGGGGAATGTATTAGTGAATACATTATGGGAAATGTTGAAGGTTGATGTGTTAACAAAAGATGCCGAACAAAAAGAACAAATAGAAAATATAAAGGATATGATTAAAAAAGAAAAAAATGATTGTTAGCCCAAATGCTGACAATCATTTTTTATTAGGGCCTACAGCAGCCTTCATCATATCCAATAACATATTTTGCTTTTCTTTTGGCATTTTTTCTAACACATCAATAAGCTCATTGAATTCTTTTCTTAATTCAGTATACTGAACAGCATTTAACTCTGGATCGTCAGATCTTCCTAATAAGAAATCAGCCGATACATTCAAGACATCTGAAATTACAACTAGAAGTTCATTAGAAGGAGAACTATAACCAGTCTCATAATTAGAAATAGTAGTTTTATTCATTTTAACGTCTGCATTCATTTTTTCTTTAATTTTTAACGCTAATCCATCTTGAGTTAAGCCACGTTTCTTTCTAGTCTCTTTTATCCTCTGTCCCAAAATAGTCACAAAATCACCCCGTTAATATATATTCACCAAAGTATTCGAAAATAATTTACTAAATAAAAGTACAATTAAATTGTACTTTGTTTACAGTACTTTTGCATTAGTTTTTTCAATGGTTTTGTTTTAGTTTTTATATTTACGAATAAAAGTCCAAAAAACTCAAATAATATTGTTGACAATCCAAAAATATTGGATATATAATAAAAACAAGAAGTCCAAATAAGTTGGATTTTAGGAGGTGTCATCGTGGGAAAGAAACGTCATAATTTAATCAATGCTCGCAAACGTAAAAAATTAACTCAGGAAGCATTAGGAGCGCAGATAAACAAAAAGAAAACCGTAATAAGTAATTGGGAAACAGGTTATGCGACCCCTACATTAGGTGATGCGTTACAGTTGGCTCAAGTATTAGAGGAAGATGTTTTTATTCTTTTTTTAGGAAATGAAGTCCAATAATCTCAAACTTTATGTGAGAGAGTACAAAGAATACACATTTAACATAAATTTCGAAGGGAGCAAAACAAAATGACCATTGAAGAACAAATTCAACAAGCGGTAACAAAAGCAATTCAGCCATTAATGGAACTTCTTCAAAGTCAACAGTCGCAAGTTGTTAATCAAAAACCCGTACTTACTTTAGAAGAAGCGATGGAGATTCTAGGAGTCGGAAAGAACAGAATGTATGAAATTGTTAAAACAGACGGATTCCCAGCATTTAGAGAAGGGAAACGATGGATGATCATTACTCATAAATTTTATGAGTGGATGGAAAAACAAGCTCAAAAAATCGTATAGGAGGGATTTAGTGGAAGCGATGTTGGTTGAAAGTTCATTCAGTCTTTTAATAACAGCGGTGGTTATCGTGTTATTCATGGGTGGCTTAGCGTTATTTGATGTATTTGAAAAACTTATCAACGAGAACGAACAGCTGAAGCAAGAAAATCAGCAATTAAGGAAGGTGAAAAGAATATGAGTATTACAGCACCAGTTCTACAAAAGGACTTACAAAAGAAACAAACTTTAGATTCATTTTTAAAACATTGTGAACAGAAGCAAATTGAAGCATTAAGAACACATGATGAAAAGTTATTACGTGAGTGGGTAAAGGAAGCGCGCCTGGCAAGAAGAGAACTTGCAGCACTGTATCGAGCGAAAGAAAAGCACGATGCAGAACGTGAAAGAGATTGTAAAAACATTCTAAAGGTGATTAAGCGGTTAAGAAGTCAGGGGATTAATGCGGATTTGGTAGAAAGAGCGCATTTTATAACTCTTTCAGAAGAAGTTGGGTAAAAACAAAACAAACCGTCCTACGCCTAGAACGGTTTGAAGTATGACGCAAGGCTAGTATAACATATTTCATTTTTTCATGGAAGGAGGTGAACAAGATGCTAGATAACCCGATGTCGATGCACAACGGTTACGGTAAAGCAGATCCACAAGAACAAATGATAGACCATCCAATTGAAGATGCATTAGGTAATGAAATTCTACCAGGCGATGAGTTCTTAATCGCACCAGATGGTGAAGTAGTTTTAGGGGATAGCATTATGGATTACATGATTACGCAGCTTGGATTTGAGAAGAAAACCGCAGGGGAATAAAAAAGAACCCACGGGCATGGGTTCCCTTTAAAAAGATAAGTTAGGGCTAGTATATCACAGAAAGTGAGTGGATAGAACATGCAAGCAAAAGTATTGGTAAATACACTCAATATGGACCATGATCAATGGTTGCAAGCACGTACACAAGGTATTGGCGGCTCAGATGTTTCTGCAATAGCAGGATTAAATAAATGGAAATCAGCGGTTCAAGTGTTCCTTGAAAAAACACAAGCGATTGAAAAAGAAGATATACAAAGTGAAGCGGCATACTTCGGTAACGTTTTAGAAGAAGTAGTTGCAAAAGAATTTACAAAACGTACGGATTTAAAAGTTCAACGCAGAAATGCAATCCTACAGCATCCTGAATATCCGTGGATGTTAGCGAATGTGGATCGATTAATTGTTGGTGAGAAAATCGGACTTGAATGCAAAACGGCGTCGGAATATTTAAAAAAAGAGTGGGAAGATGAAGAAGTTCCAGCTGCTTATCTCTTACAGTGTCAACATTATATGGCCGTAACTGGCTATGAAGCATGGTGGATTGCGGTACTCATCGGTGGTAATAAATTTGTTCATAAAAAAATCGAACGCGATGAGGAATTGATTCAGTACCTTATCGATATTGAAAAAGACTTTTGGCTCAACAATGTTGAGAAGAATGAGCCGCCAATGTTTGATGGTTCGGATGCATCAACAGATTTATTAAAACACTTATATCCAGAATCCATTACAGATAGCTTTGTAAGTTTAGGTAAGCAAGAAGAACTTCTCATTGAAGCACGGGATCAAGTGGATAGAGAGATTAAAGTGTTGCAAGAGCAAAAAGCAGAGTACGAAAACAAAATCAAAGCAAAGCTTGGTTCACGTGAAGCTGGTGGAACTGAGAACTATAAAGTTTTTTGGAAGTCATACATTACAAATCGTTTTGATAGCAAGCGATTTAAAGCGGAACACCCAGATTTATTTGAGCAGTATGTTAAAGAATCTAAATCAAGAAAATTCACAGTTAAATAAGGGAGGAAATAAACAATGGCAACTAATCAAGATGTGAAAAATCAATTAGCAAATCGTAAGACAAGTGCACCTGCAACACCTGAACAAACAGTAGAAGCGTACATGAAAAAGATGGCTCCACGTTTTGCGGAAGTATTACCAAAGCATATGAGCATGGATCGTATGAGCCGAATTGCATTAACAACAATCCGTACAAATCCAAAGTTACTTGAATGCAAAGTACCATCACTTATGGGAGCTGTTATGCAAGCCGTACAGTTAGGGCTTGAGCCAGGATTATTAGGACATTGCTATATCTTGCCATACAAGAGTGAAGCGACTTTTATTATCGGATATAAAGGCATGATTGATTTAGCCAGACGTTCTGGCCACATTCAAAGCATCTATGCACATGCGGTGTATGAAAATGATGAGTTTGAATACGAGTTAGGCTTACACCCTCAACTGAAGCACAAACCGTCATTTGGTGATCGTGGTGAGTTTATTGGAGCGTATGCAGTCGCACATTTCAAAGATGGTGGGCATCAAATGGAATTTATGCCAAAGAGTGAAATCGAAAAACGTAGAGGGCGTTCAGCTTCAGCAAATTCCAATTATAGCCCGTGGAAAACAGATTATGAGGAAATGGCAAAGAAAACAGTGGTTCGTTACATGTTTAAATACTTACCAATTAGCATTGAAGTGCAGTCACAAGCGCAGCATGACGAAGTGGTTCGTAAAGATATCACGGAAGAACCCGAATTCATTGAAGCTGATCCAATTGAAGTAGATCAATCAGCTGAAGGGAATGGACAAGCAGAATTCGTGATTGAAGGTGAATAACAAATCAAAGGTGCTACTCTCTCGCAAATTGTGGGAGAGGGCACAATCAAAAGATGATATAAAACAGTCTATTGCACGCTATATACAAACTGGATATCCAGGTTATCGAATAGAGAAAGTTATTAAGGAAAATGGGTGTTACATCGCGATTTGCACAAGGGGGTAAGTGAATGAGTAAGCTTCTGTTAGATGATGAACCTTTAGTTATTTTACCGAAGTTAGCTGCAGCTATTGGTTTAAATGAAGCGATCATTCTTCAGCAACTTCATTATTGGCTTGAAAAAAGTAAAAACGTGAGAGATGGGTTTCGATGGGTCTATAACACTTATGAAGAGTGGCAAAAGCAATTCCCGTTTTGGTCTGAAAGTACGATCAAAAGAACGATAAAAAAGCTAGAAGGTCAGCACTTAATTATAGTCGGGAAATACAACAAACTAAAAATTGATAACACCAAATGGTATCGCATTGATTATGAAGTGCTTCAAAATATCGAAAATAATACGACAGGTCAAAATGACCAGACGACAGGCCAAAATGACCAGACCAACAGAGCAAAATGGTCTGGTGGACGGGGCAATATGGACAGGCCATTACCAGAGATTACTACAGAGACTACTACAGATAAAAATGATGATGTAGATAAGCATCCTCTGATAGATGAAGAATTCCAAAAAATTTATAACTACCTTTTGCAAAACAATATTCCATTAAGTGAAACGGCTATGCAAGACCTTGGAGAGTTTAGTGATGTATTAGGTAGCCAAATCATTATGGAAGCTGTTGATAGAGCAGTAGATCAGAACGCAAAGCGATGGAAATACATTAGCGGTATTTTATTCAACTGGCAAAAAAGCAACGTGAAAACAATGGCAGATGTAATCAAGCTTGATGAGGATTATAAAAACCAAAGAGGTGGTGTAGGAAATGCAACACGTAGGACACGCACTGGCAGAGGTTATGGTACGAGCAGAAGCTATGAGGAAGAAAATGCAAGCCGAGAGCGCAACATGCCAAGCTTCATTAAACGAGTATAGATGTGTAAAGTGTCAGGATTCAGAAGTAGTTTTTTACGAAGAAGTAAATCAGTTTGGTATGCGAGTATCTATGCAAAAAGATTGTGATTGCAAAGCGCAACGAGTGATAGAACGCAGATTGAAAAACGCGATGATTCCAGAAGAATTTACAGATGCTCGTTTTGATTCGTACAAAAGAGAAACAGAAGAACAAAAGCTTTTGTATAGCACAATGGGTAAATACCTACAGAACTTTAATGAAATTAGGGGAACAAAACAAAATAGCCTGGGCTTCATCGCAACATTTGGAGAGTTACGAATTAAGCAATTAGAGCCAGTAAAGCGAGCGCAAGCCAAAAGAGAACATAACAGTTTCGGGCTTGGTAAAACACATCTTCAAGTAGCTGCAGCAAAGTATCTCATGAAACGAGGGCATAGCGTACTGCTTATATCAGACGGAACTTACATGGATGATCTCATTGCAGCCAAAATGATGACCGATGATAAAAAAGAATTTAACCGATTGTTAAACCACGCAAAACAAGTAGAGGTTCTCATCTGGGATGACTTAGGGAAGTCAAAATGGTCAGAAGCGAAAGAGAACCTCTACTATCAAATCATTGATTATCGGTATCGACATAACTTACCGATTTTATACAGCTCTAATGAAGATGATGAAACGTTACCTGAAAAGATTGGTTATGCAGCAAAGAGCCGTTTGTTCGGCATGAGTAAACATTATTTAATCGCTGTAGAAGGCGATGATTATCGTGAGAAGGAGTGAAGAAAATGTGCATGAAATGCAGTAACACTGGTGTAGTTCATAAAGAAATTTATCCTGGGATGATAACGATTGAGGGGTGTAATTGCGAGGTAGCAAAGCAGCAAGAAGCAAAGCAAAAAGAAAATTGGGATGCTTGGATAGAAAAATTTGAAGGAATGAAAAGGAGGTTACTGCATGAGCAACGTGTCGGTTGAGAAAAAGCGTGAGTTTATGGAGTTTCTTCTAAGAATCATTTTAAAAAGAGGGGAAGAAGGATTTAAGCTGATCTACACATTTAAAAAGTATCTAAGGTTTGCAGAAAGAATTCACTTTGTTGAAAACGCAAAGAAATACCCGTATGGCATTGAGATTTCAGCAGCATTTTCAGAAGGAAACACGTTTGCATTTTATAAACCGAATCTAACTGTTACGGAAGGAATAGCTGCATATAACCATTTCAATGCGAACGATGCGTCAATCTATATTCAAATCAATTTCAAAGGTAAGTACAAAGAGCCGTTATACATGAAAGTACTTGAAGATGATGAATGCTCCATTGAAACGCATATTGACGGGGAAGATCATGATGAAATTGATCAGTTAATTAAATATAACCTCATCGACCATGCACTGGACACAAGAAACGAAGAACTGTTCCGCAAGTTGATTGCGAATTAAGGGGGAGAAACAGTAGGGAAGGATGAGAAAGAACACAAAATGTTGATGCAAGTTGTTGTCTTAGGAATGCTTGATGATGGTTATACGATTCACCAAATTATAAGTATGTTCAAAAATGAATCAGGGGCAGTATGGCATGCGTGGGTGGATGAGAAACGGGGGTGTGAAGGTTGAGCATTCTCCTTTACAAATTTAAATTAAAAACCATTTTCGAACATTGGCCAAACGAAGAATTTGTAGTAGCGGAAACCGAGGGAAAGGCAAGATTCTTGTATTGGCAAAAGTTTAGAACAAGATTTCTAACAATGCCAATGGTTGAATTCATGAAGTTTGTAAAGTGCGAGAACGAAGGTGTTTTTGATATCAAACGGATGTACAGTGCGGAAAAGGCTTTTAAGAAAATGCAAAATTTTAGAAACCTACATTTTGCTTACATGGGTATGCGAGTAAACGTAGCTGGCATGTGGGGTACGATCGTTGGAAACTGGAAAACTAATTTGTTCGTTTTGTTCGATGGGGAACTTGAGAAGCATAACTGCCACCCTCATTGGGAAATTGCTTATTACGATGATGAGGGCAATGTAGTTCGAGATTATCAGAAAGGGGAGTATGCGATATGACAGATTTTCAAAATGGCGTTTATGAAATTACTTTATTGATCAGTGAAGCGAAAGGGGAAAGAAAATAATGAATATCGCAAAATTACGTGGATTACAGAAGATACTTGATAATCGGATTATTAAACAACATGGTTTAGAAGGTCAGAACTTAGTTAGTAATTTAATCTTAGCACTGCAGGTTGAAATTGCTGAATTAGCAAATGAAACACGTTGTTTTAAACATTGGAGTAATAAAGGACCAAGTGAAAGAGAAACCATTCTGACAGAGTTCGTGGATGGATTACATTTTATTTTAAGTATCAGTAATCAGTTAGATGTCAAAATAGAATTTCGTTGCGAAGATGAAACTGAAAAAACAATGGTCGGAACATTTAACAAGCTATTTTATTACGTAGGAGAAATGTGGGATACAGCACACAATTATCCAGACAGTAAATGGCAACTTGCAGATGACGTTGAAATAATTTTTAACTTATTTATGCAATTAGGAACAAAGCACCTGGGCTTTACTCATGAAGACATAGAAGAATCATATTTGGAAAAGAACAAAGTAAATCATCAACGTCAGGATGATGGATATTGAGTAAGTACAATAACAAGAAAGTTAAACTAGACGGCCATGTTTTTGATAGTAAAGCAGAAGCTGATTATTACTCTGAATTAAAAATACGCCATGCTGCAGGTGAAATTACAAGCTTTGAATTACAACCAAGATTCACTCTGCAACCAGCATTTACAAAGAACGGTAAAAAAATTGTGGCAATTACATATAAGGCAGACTTCATGATTTATTTGCCGAATGGTGATGTGGAAGTCGTGGACATAAAGGGTATGGTTACGGAAACATTCGCGGTAAAACGAAAAATGTTCGAATACAAATACCCTCATTTACAACTCATACTTTTAAAACATGTGTTGAAATACGGTGGTTTTATCACGCTAGAAAAGTACAACAAATTAAAACGTGAAGAGAAAAAACTAAAAAAAGCTAAATAAAGGGAGCGGATCATATGTCATATATCGAATTTAAACCAACTTTAAAGAAAGTGAATCTTAAAGCTGATGGTAAGAAAGAAATTGTGTTGGAAGTATCGGATTCATCGTTAAAAGGTAAATTGGATGCTTTATCAGATCTAATTGATACAAAAGTACTAATTGCATTAGAGTCCATGCAAGTTAGCTTTAATGTAACAATTAACACGAAAACAAATGAGCCAATCCAACAATACGAGGTAGATGATCAGGGGAATGTAAATGAAATTAAGCCGTCATTTGAACAGTTAGAAGCTGATTTTGATATCCCTGAAGAAAAGATTCAAACTCGCGAAGAGAAAGAGCAAGCAGATCGTGAAATTGTCGATGAATTTATCATTAGTGGTTTAGCTCCGAATTTTGAAGGAATGCCAAATAAAATGCCTGAAATCGTGAAACGCCGTCTTGAAGGTGAGTCTTACTTGAAGCTTGCAAATGAACTTGATATGTCATCAGGACAAATTATTGAAGTGATTGATGAGTACCGCAAGCGTGTTGCTCCATTAGCGATTAAATGGCACGAATGGAAAGAGAAGCAGCCTGATGTATCAGAGCAACCAAAGGCAGAAGAGAGACCGAAGGAAGAAACAGAGACCGAAGAAACGGTTGTAACAGAAGAAGAACAGGTGCAAGAAAAAGAATCGCAATATTCCGAAGAAAGAGAAGCGGCAGATGAGGATAAACCTTTTGATGAAAAATTAGAAGACTAATAAAAGTAGGTTGGTAGTATGACAAGTTCGTTGTACTACCTACCTTTCAATCTCATATGGGGTGATGGATTGAACAAAAAGGAGAAACGGCAAGTCCGACTTAGGATTTTAAATATACAAGATGATCAGTGTAAAGGCTGTACGAAGGTTCCGAAATATAGTGAGACAAGTACAAATCATAAAACTTCTTGGTGCGCTGAGAATTGTGAGATTGGTAAAAAACTAAAAACTTTAGGTGAAAGCCTACTCGAGGGGAGAACGGAACATATGGCTGAACAAAGAAACTGGGATCAAATTTGTGCGACTGCTGAAAAATTACGTGCTTCTGATGAAAAGAAATGGACTTGGGGGAAAATCGGAGCAGAGTTTGGAGTAACAGAAGGTAATTTATATTATCACGTTTCTAAAAGACGTGAAGCAAACGGAACGCCTAATAAGAGTGTAGGTGCATCAAAGAATCCCCAGAATACAAAACCATCACCAGTACCTCAAAACGTTGAAAAAGCGAAATCTGAACCGCCAGAATTGAAATCTGTAGCTACTGAACATATCGAGAAAACAGAATCGTTAGATGCTTTCTGGAAAGGACGATTAAATACAATTCTTGATGAAAAAGATACGATGCAAAAAGAGTTAAAAGAAGTATCGGAACTGTATGAGGAATTAAAAGGCATAAAAGAAAAGCTATCGCAAGATTTCATCATAGAAACGCAAGCTAGACTAGAAGCGGAAGATGCACTAAAGCTATCACAAGACCAGCTTCGATCTCGCGAAGAAGAGTACAGCACATTATTAAACGAATTTAATGCAATTACGGAAAAGAATCATGAACTAGAGCATGACCTTCGAAAAATGCATATCCAAGTTGGTGCTGCAAATGAAACAGCTGCAAAAGAACGTAAGCATCGTCTTGAATTACAAGGTAGAGCACAAGCGCTCGGTATGGCGCTTAAAGTAGTTTTATAGGTGAACGGTATGAAACTGACAAGAGAAGAACGAAAAGAACTCACATACCAAATTGGTGACATTATCGAACAGAAATGCAGACGCTGTTTTTACAATCGTACATCAAACGAATGTTTCAGTATCAATGAATGTAAGCCATGCCCGACTGGTCAAGAATTACGCCAGTTGGGTAGATATTTTGATACACAGCCCAAAAAGAACGGTGGACCTAGAAAGAGGATTCCGGTTGGATTAACACCTGAAATTGTAAGGGGATTGAATCAACAAGGAATTCCGGATAAGGAAATCAGCATTATGTATGAACGTAACTTTACTTATGTTGGGAAACTCAAGAAGAAGTGGGAAAGTGAAGGGAAATGGCAAGGTCCAACTGATATGAGAGAAATAAAAAAAGGCTAGGATTTCTCCTGCACTCAAGACATAACTAAAAGTCGCATGGAAAAGACGTATTGTGCAAATCGGGTATTTGCAAGTTCATTATATAACGTTTGTCGGGTGAATGGATTGAATCAAAGCAAGCTTAACATTGTTTTTACGTTACATTCATAAATTTTAAGTTTTTTATAAATCCTCGAATTCATGTATAGGGGACGTTACGTGATGTTCTGGTTAGGAATCATTATAGGATTCGTATTAGGTTCGTTTGTTACGTGTGGATTACTCTATTTTGGTTTTAGAGCCGAGGAAAATGAAAGAGCAACTATGCAAAGAAAAGCGATAGATGAATCGGAAAAGAATCGTAATAAATTTTGAATTTTATAGAAAAAGGAACAGTTAGTAAAGCTAACTGTTCGGTAGATTAAACGTAAAGATTTAGCTATTTACATTCTTATAGTGAGATGAGTGATTCCTATTCTTAACTAAATTGGGTCACCTGGGAATCTTATAGTAGATAAACCACGATTTCCGACTTGAACTGATGTTACAGTCTCACTAAATCCCCCTATATTAGCTACAATACGATAGCGAACCGGATCTGGTGGTAATATCGGATCTCCAGGGGCATCTATCCATGTAAATGTGGAATTAAAGGGATATAGAAAATCACCATCACTACCGGTAGCGTAGTTCCCGGATACAAAAGCCTCTGTTAACAACGTATTATCACGGAATAACTGATAGGTAATGGTATCTAAGTTAAAGAAATTATCTTGATCCGCTCCAATGTGAACGCTAATATCTGTACCTATTGTTGCATTTAACAGGACTCTGTCACCAGTATTTTCTATTGGGACAAAGACCTCCATAATTAAAAAGTTATTTGTATTAGCTGGAAGTTCTATAGGTTCAGGGTCTGGTGCAAGCGGAGTAAAAGATAGTGTCGGACCGGTGGGCCCAGTTGGTCCAGTAATACCGGCTGGTCCAGCAATACCAGTAGGTCCAGTACTTCCGGTAGGCCCTGTAATACCGGTTGAACCAGTACTTCCGGTAGCACCAGTTTCACCAGTAGGCCCAGTGAATCCAGTATTGCCGGTCAGTCCGGTAATACCAGTGGGTCCAATCAATCCAGTACTTCCTGTAGGTCCGGTGTTACCGGTAGGCCCAGTCGCCCCTGTAGCACCCGTTGAACCGGTGGGACCTGTAGGGAATTGAAAGGGTTGCATAGGTGGAAGTGTAGGTCCGATTGAACCAGGATTTAATGCAGCGGAGGACAAAAACTCGTCCAATATAATTCACCTCTGAAAAATTCGTATTACTAGTAGTAAATGCAATGATAAAGCAAAGTGAAATGGACAAGCGGTTGTATTTTAAAAATTAAATAAAAATTTTATTTTGTAGACTCATAGTCAAAACAAATAATGTTCCTAATCAAAAAATACCAGCCCACATTATTAAATGGTAATTGAGTGATATAATTAAAATTAAGTTAAGTAGAAATAACTAGATATTTTGATGAGGGGGATACGCCGTGAGTTTGGAAGGAAAATTAAATGAACTAGGATCTGTTATTCAAAAGGGAGAAGAAGCTTTTGACTTATCTAACGAAAAATTTGCACAAGAATTTTCAGTATTACCAAACGAACATGCAGTGGCCATGCTTTTATTTAGAAAAGTAATAGAAAAACTGGATGCAATATTTATATTAGTAGACAATGGGTCTGAAAAGTCAGCTGAATCTATCGCTCGAGATTTGTTTGAAAATGTATTATATTTAAAATTTATTTTAAATGAAGAGCACTTTAGAAGAAGAGCACTTTCATATCATTATTCTTATTTAAAGGATAAACTATCGTTTGCAATTCTTATTTCCTCAAATACCCAAAGAGGAAAAGGAATCAGAAGTTATTTAAATAAAGACCTTCCGATGGGAAGAATTGAACAGCAAAAGAAACAATTACGGCAGACTATGAATAAACCGTATTTTCGGAATATAAAAAACGAATGGGACCGTTTAGAGAGAAAAAAGGAGTATCCTAAATGGCATAGTTTATTTAAGGGACCTAAAACTATAAAGGAACTTTCTGTTGAGTGTGGGATGGAGCCGATATACCACATTTTATATAGGTCATATTCAAGTCAAGTGCATTCAATGAATGCATTTGGACAAATCGATGAAATTGGTGATGGATTAGTAGGGTTAAGAGATTTGAGAAATAATGAAGACTATTATTCAATTTTATTAACAGCTAGAAGTTTTGGGATAGGAGCAATAAAAGCATATATAGATTTCTTTTCGCTGGAACCGCACGAAGAATTTTCAAATTGGTATAAAGACAATATAGAAATGATGGTCAGATGAACGGAGGGGAACCGTATCGTATGAATCAACCTTCTAGGCATGTAAATGAAAAGGAAATACGGCCTTTCGTGATAGAGGTGTTACGTGATTACCGTGTGTTGAAAGTGAAATTCCAAAACATACAGGAGCGGACGGAATTTGGAGCGGAGTTATTATTTCCTGAATTACGGAAAAGTACAGATGATGAAATTAGATATAGACAGTTAAAGCGTGCATTTGAAGAAGCTCTAGATGAGGACGAGCAACGGGTTTTACAAGCGAAATACATGAGTGGTAAAGAAGTGAATAATGATTATTTAGCAACCTTATTAGGCATGAAAGAAGGTAAGTTTTATCGGAAAAGGAAGTCCGGTATTATTAATTTTGCAAAAGCATTAAACATGATTTAAAACTGAATATGAAAGTTTTAGGGTACCATTTAGGGCAGTGTTTTAGGCAGTGAATCGGGTACCTTTTTACTTTGGAATCAGAGGTACGATATTCCTACAGTTAATTGTTCTTTGAAAAGAGCATAATGTGGGGATAACGTATCTATGCGCTCATAATCAATGATCATAGCCCCTTTATCAAAACGTTACTCGGTCGGAATGGACGGAGAATGAAAAGGACGAAAAGACCAATCACATTTATATATTCAGCCGCGATGCGTAAGTGTCGTGGCTTTTGTGTTTCTTATTGAGCCTGGTAATTTTGGCTGGGTTGATTGGTGATACAAAATCTTTTTTGAGAAACTCTTCAAAAATGTCATTTTCAATTTGTCCATTTTATGGGATAGGTGATAGAGTATTCTTATAGGGGTTTTGAAACCTATACATAATTGAAAAATACATAATTAAAGGGGAAGTTAAAATGAATTTTAAAGTTTCAGTAGTAAAGAATGAAAAGTATAATTTAAAAATGTTTGAAAATGAATTGATTAAGTCTTTTAAAGAAGTTGATTATCAAATCGAGATAATGAATGTTGAAGAAAGAGTACTTGATATTGGTTTAGTAAAAAGAGAAATAGTGGACATCTCATTGGTTGTGAAGGGTAATGTGGATTATCGTATAGCTTCTGCTAGTATTTCTATGGCTGCGGATAAATTGGCAATTGAAATATTTAGTATGAAACCATCAGTATAAGGCGACCGAATAGGTTGTTTTTATGATGTCTGAAGATAAGATTAGGAAGGATGTATGACGGTGCAAATTGGTTTTTGGCCAGCAATAATTACAGGAGGATCTGCAATTATTGTAGCGCTCATAACAGGGTCTATTACATTAAGAATGACATTGGTTAATAATAAAAGGCAAGATGATAGATGGCGTGCGGATTTTTTCTTAAAAATGAAGTTTGAAGCTTTAGCTGATTTCCGTCAAAAATCAGCAATAGCAATGAAAAGTATGGAATATTTTTGTTCTGAAAAAGGCAATTTTGAATTGCTGAAAACTCTAAATTTGAAAGAAAAAGACCCATATCATCAACCACCAAAAAGAGATTACACTACAGTGTATGTAACTGAAGAATCGAAACAAAAATTTATTAAATTAACCAATGAAAAAGCGAGAATATTAGAAGGAGATTTTTTAGAATTAGATAAATCTTATAAGGTAATCACAATATATTTAACTAAAGAAGAAAAAGAAATTTCAGAAAAATTTATCGAAGAAATGAGGAGATATGAACATTTTATATCAGGGAATATAAAGAACTATGGAAATGGTGAAGATATTCATTTGTTGGAGAACTTTATTCATTATTCAGCTACTGTGTATAAAGAAGGCTATCAAAAGTTAAGGGTATATGAAAATGAAGCAGATAATGTTCTAATTAAACATTTATTCCCTGAAAAAGTGAGGAGATTAGTAAATTAATTATCAAAAAGCACCCGAATGGGTGCTTTTATCTTCTTCTTTTCTTTGAATTACCTGATTGAGTCCAAAGCCATATAAAAGCAAATAAAACTCCACCTAGTAAAAGGATTACAGAAAGAAGAACAATGCCCAAAGCGAACAATGCGATTCCTGGCAAGAAAAGTGCAATAGCGAATAAATATATTACTATAAACAGCCATGTCTCAATTTCTTCTTTTTCTGTATTAGCTAAATGAAATTGTGAGCCGGCTAGCATTAGTAAAATAGCCCCGCTAATAAAGCACTCAATAATTCCTGAAATATGGGCATCGGGATGTGTGAAATAATATAAGAATAAATCTCCAAATTTATCTGGCATTGCATCAAGTTCTAAAAGAATTCTTCTTGCAAAAAAGATACCGACAATCAATAACGGAATAAAAACATAAAACTTTCTTATGTATATAAATGCATCAAGGAAACCGTTCCAAATTCGATAAAACATAGTATCACCTCCTTTAGTATAAAATCTGAAAACAAACTTATGTTCTTTGATTATATTTTAATATTATGAATATAAGATGTAAAGGGGTGTGGTGTTCTACCTTGTGGATTTATCTTACATTTTTAATATGAATGGAGGTAGGTGAAATGTAGATGGCGAGACAGCGTAGTCCAGACCGTGATAAAGCATTTGAACTATACAAAGCAAGTAATGGTCAGAAGCCACTTGTTGAGATCGCGAAGGAATTAAACTTAAAGCCATCTCAGATCAGAAAGTGGAAATCACAAGATAAATGGGATGAACAACTAAAAGGTAACGTTACTATTGCGAAAAGGAGCGTTACTAATGTTAAGAACCCCAAGACAAAAGCCAAGTTAAAAAAAATGCTAGATGATGAAGAGTTGACGGAACAAGAACGGCTCTTTTGTTTGTATTATGTGAAGTATTTTAACGGTACACAAGCTGCACTTAAGGCTGGCTATGCCAAGGGTAGCGCGCATGTTACGAGTAGCCGGTTACTGAGAAGAGAACGTGTAGCATCCTATATTCGTGAGATTAAAGGTGAAATGGTTGAAAACATATTTGTAGAAGCGATGGATGTTTTAAATGAGTACATCAAGATTGCTTTTGCTGATATTACGAATTACGTAACCTTTGGTCAAAAAAATGTAGAAGTGATGGGACCGTTTGGACCTGTAAAAGATGAAGACGGGAAACCAGTTATGAGAACCGTTAGTTATGTTGATTTTAATGAATCAGATATGGTTGATGGCTCTATCATTGCGGAAGTGAAAAAGGGCAAAGAAGGCGTGTCCATTAAGCTTGCTGACAAGATGAAAGCACTTGATAAGCTGGCAATGTACTTTGATTTAGTGCCTGATAACTTTAAGCGAAAAATTGAAGAAGAGCGTCATAAGATGGAAAAAGAAATGCATGATGCACAGATAAAGAAAGCTAACGCTGAGACAGAAAAGCTATCCGGTAAAGGAAAGAATGAACTAATCGAGATTAAAATCACCAGAAAGAGTGAGCGATCATGATTGTTGAAAAAGAAGTGAATCCTCGTTTTGAAGACTTTCTGTTCGATTGGAATCATAAAAATTACTTTCTTGTTGGCGGTTATGGCTCATCTAAGAGTTATCATGTCGCGCTGAAAATCGTTTTAAAGCTTTTGGAAGAGAAGCGCAAATGTCTTGTGATACGTGAAGTATACGAGACCATTAAAGAGAGCTGCTTCGCTCTTTTTGTAGATATCATTGAAGATTTAGGCTTATCGGATTCCATTCGAGTGACTGAATCACCAATGAAAATCAAATTTCCAAACGGAAGTGTTATCATTTTCCGTGGTATGGATAAACCAGCGAAATTAAAGTCTGTTCATAACGTATCGATGGTGTGGCTAGAAGAAGCATCAGAAATCAAATATGAGGGCTTTAAAGAAGTAAAGAAACGTATGCGTCATCCATCATTAAAACTACACATGATTCTTTCAACAAACCCTGTTAGTATCGATAACTGGGTCTATTTGCATTTCTTTAAAGATGAAGCGAATGAAAGAATTGTGTTAGATGATGAGGAATTGTATGAAAAGCATACAGTCGTTGTGAAGGATACGTATTACCATCACAGTACAGCCGATGATAATTTATTCTTGCCTCAATCCTATATCGATGAACTGGATGAAACGAAAGAGTATGATCCAGACCTGCACCGCGTTGCAAGATACGGTAAATTCGGTGTGAATGGTGTGAAAGTATTACCGCAGTTCGAAATGATGGAAGCTGAAAAGATGGATGAAATCATAAAGAACCAGCGCAAATTGATGTTACGCGTTGGCATGGACTTTGGATTTGAAACATCATTTAACGCAGTGGTACGTATGGCCATTGACCATGAGAAAAAGTACCTGTACTTGTATTGGGAGTACTACAAAAATAAGCAGACTGATCCGCAAACTGCAAAAGATTTATTTGAATTTAAAGAGTCAGGCGAACAGATTAAAGCAGATAATGCAGAGCCGAAAACAATAGCGTATTTTAGGCAAAAAGGATTTGAAATGAGTGGAGCTAAGAAGTTCCAAGGCTCACGATTAGCAAATACCAAGAAGGTAAAGCGATTCAAAAAGATATTCTGCTCCACTGCTTGCCCAAATATGAGACGAGAACTGAAGAATTTAACATACAAAAAAGATAAAAACGGAAGTATCATCTTGGATGAATTTAATATAGATCCACATACTTTCTCTGCTATCTGGTATGGATTAGATGGCTATGAAGTATCTGACTTGAAAGAGTTAAGTCATGCTAGTGCATTTGACCGTGTATTTTAGGAGGTGCGTTATGTTTGAACGCTTAAAAGAGTGGTTCCGCACCCTTTTTAAACGAAAAGGAGGTGTGAGTGTGCAGGAGAATTATACAGAAAAGCTAAAGAAGAAGGATTGGGAATTGCTGAATGAAATATTAAAAGAGCACGACAAACTTTTGTTGGATGTTGAAAAAAGGCAGAAGGTGTTTGATGGTGACTTTGATATTTTAGAGAGAAAACCGAAACGAGCAGATGATCCAAACCATCGAATTGTAGTCAATTACTCCAAGCTTATTTGTGGTATGCCGACATCGTACATGCTAGGGAAGCCAGTAAGTTATGATGTACCAGATACAGTCATCGATAACGGAGTAAGCAAAGAAGTAGTTGAGCAATTTAGGGATGAATTAAAGTATGTGCTAGAAGAAAACGATGACCATGCGGTTGATTATTTGAATACAAAACGAGGATTGATTGCAGGTGCTGCGACAGTCCTTTTTTATTTTGATGCGATGGGTGAGATTAAGTACAAATCCTATCCAATCAATGAATGCTTCCCTGTGTTTGACCATCAAGGGGACATGCTTGCTGCTATCCATCGTTATAAAACAAAGGTTGGCGATGAAGAAATTGAACATGTGGAAGTGTACGATGATGCAACAGTAACGTATTTAATCAATGAGAATGGCACTATTAAATTGAATAGTGATTATAAAATGAATCCAATGCCACATTCAATCCCGATTGTACCTGCTGCGTATTTTCAGAATGGAGAATTCGCTAAACCAAGAGGTGGAATGGTTCAATATGGCCCAAGTAATTTATCGGATGATATCATTTCACAACTTGAAGAATTAGCACGATTAATTTCGGATAACTCAAATCGATTAGATGTGTTTTGCGACCCGTATTTACTGTTTAAAGGGGTTAAAGTTGAACCAGAAGAAGGAATCAAAATGCGTAAAGCTCGAGCGATTAGTATAAAAGGGGAACCAGGAGAACAAGCCGATGCCTCCTATCTAATTGCCGATATGAAGAACGAGCCAATTGAATGGCAAACAAAAACAATGATTGATTCAATCTTTGAAACATCGCAGTTACCTAAAATATACAAGCAAGAAGCGCTTGGCGATTTGTCCGGTGTAGCAATTGAACAGTTATACGCTCCGCTTGATTTACAAGTGAATGAAAAAGAAATATACCTGCTACGATACATTAGACGTAAGTTCATGATTATTACTTTAATGCTCAATGCACAGAAATTGATTGAGAGAGGTAATAAGAATCCAGCAGAAGCGTTAAAAGAAACGTTGAATCCACGTAATGAGAATAACGATTTATACAATCATAAGTGGATCTGGTGGGAAATCCATCGTAACAAACCGCAAAACTTAAAAGAACTAATTGATATGCTTAACAAGTTGGAAGGTCGATTGTCAGAATTCACGTTACTTCAACTGAATCCACTTGTAGAGGACGTTCAAGAAGAGATGGAACGTTTAGAGCAAGAAGCAGCAGAGAATAAAACCGTTGACTTGAAGAATATTGATGGCCACATCAAGAACCGTGATAAGCACATGCAGAATAGCAATAAAACGGATGATGAGCTATGAATCATGAAGAACTGAAAAAGCTTCAGGAAATGGCAATAGAACAGCAGAGAAAGCTCATACATTTTAAGGATGAGCGTATTCGTGTGCTACTTGAAGTGTATGCGGAGTTCTTACAAGACATTGAAAAAGAACTATCTTACCTATATACAAAAACAAGCTTAGGTTCTCCTGAAGATGCATGGGATTGGGACGAAATCAGGAGAGGGAAAGATTTAGAAGTAATCCTAAAGCAGATGGAAATGAGTATTGATCGTATGAATGGAGAAGTAACTGGCATTATTACTAACTCTATAAAAACGGTCGGTGTTGTTGATTATGCATTTGCTTCTTACATCGCTGCTGCTCATATACAAGGTTATATTATTGTTCCTCCCGTAATACCAGAACGCGCTATAAAGATACTGGTAGAAAAGGATTGGGGTCACGGTCACTTTTCGGATAATTTGTGGGGGCAAACAGAGAACTTTAAAGAGCAATTACGTACAACATTAGTTAATTCCATGCAACGTGGTGAGAGCTTCCGTACAACTACAGTTAAGCTACAAAAGCGAATTGGTCAAGAAGCATGGAAGAGCGAGCGCCTTGTGCGTTCTGAAATCATTACGGCCAGTAATGAAGCAAAGAAAGAATACATGACTGATTTTGATAAACGTAGTAAAGAGTTGGATATGGACTTACTCAAAGCTATGAAGGTACTTGAAACGCTGGATAACAGAACGTGCAAAAAATGCCAGACAATGGATGGTAGAGAGTTTTCGGTAGAAGAAGCCAAAAGTATACCTGCTACAGAGCATCCAAATTGTAGAAGGACATTTGTAGCAGTAATAAGAGGATTTAATAATGCGAACCGTCAACGTGCTGCAAGAAGCATGAGCACAGGTAAAACGTATCGTACAGATGCGAAGAACTTTGAAGAATATGCTAAAGAACAAAAACTGCTATATTCTGATAAATATAAAAATGAAAATATGAATATATAAATAATTATGATGACTGAAAATGGTAAATATTACCTTAAAATAATTTAATCTAAAGATTTATAAGAATATCAATTTATGAATTTAATTTTTTACTGCATATAAATCTTTAGACCTGTCCATAATAGTTTTGATTTTCAATTAAAACTATAGGAGGTTTTTTTATGCCATGGAATGAGATTTGGAAAGCTGATATGGAAGATAGTGGCTTGTTACCCTTAATAAAGGGAGAAAATGAGAATGAAGTGGACCCATCTAAGGGATATTTAGTTGTAGATCTAAATCCATATGATCATTCGAACAGAGGACATGAACCAAGTTCACAAAACGAAGTAAATGTTCTTACAGATGTTCATATAAAGAAAAAGAAATCGTATGAATTAATTGAGAAATTATTTGATAATTATGTTGCGGCAGCTAATGAAAAAGAAGTTTTTGATCCAGCGGAAATTAAGGAAATAGAGGATTTTTTAAATTATGCAATAAACACTGAGCCTATGAAAGTGGCTAGGAACTCTCTGAAACAAGATTATAATATTAGCACGTCAGATGATGAATGGATAAAAGAATTATATAGAATTTGGTTTGAACCAAGGAGACATGGTAGTACATCGGTATTTGAACACGTCTTTTTAGGTGAACAATCAATGAGACATCGAGATGTGCTTGATGGTCATCACTTCTGGTATAACTACTATTTAAATGATGGGCCGTATGAAGTAACACATCATGAAGATAGGATACTCTTCCTTCACACTGTTGAAGTTGAAGCGCCTGAAACTAGTCATTATGCAGAAGTAATTACAATAAGTTATAACTATTTGGAAAAAGATAAGGAAAATCAGGAAGGTTTAGAGTTACATAAAGAAACTGGAGGATTTTTTGTTGGAATAAGTGCAGAATGCTTATTAGCTTTTGGTACTGTAGCTTATTTTATGGCACTTCCAGAAAATAATGATAATTGTAAACCTGTCGCAAAAAATATCCCTATTACTATAAATGGTGAAACATATAATTTAAAAACCATTCTTCAATGTGATGAAGGAAAAACCTTCTTTAGAACCTTTTATCCTATGATCAATAAGAGCGGTGGAGGAGGAAGACCTCCACGAGGCGGAAGAGGTGGAAGCGGTGGAAGAAGAGGGAGAGGGCATTAAGGAATATTTGAGTAAAAGACTAGCCGTTTCGGTTAGTCTTTTCTTTTCGTATATTTTGATATAAGTAAATAAATATATATCTATATAGTATTTTAGGAGGTTGATTATTTTGAAAATGATTAATACTAATAAGTTTTTGAGATTGCATTTGGGGAATTTCCAGTTCTTTTCAGACCCGAATCCGTCAGCTGATCCACCACAAGACCCACCACCAACAGATCCACCAGCTGAACCACCTGTAACATATACGCAGGAGCAATTGGATACACAGCTTACTGATGCGAAGAAGGCAACAGAAATGCAAGTGAAAGCTGATTTGTATAAGAAATTAGGTGTTGAGTCGTTTAAAGATTTACAAGATAGATTGGGCGCTGCGAAAACGAAAGAAGAAGCAGATGCAACATTACGTACTTCAAACGAAACGTTAACATCTGAAAACAATAGTTTAAAAACAGAACTTGCATTTGTAAAAGCGGCTGCTTCTTATAATCCGCATGATGCAGATATTCTTTTTGCTACAGTGAAGCCGTTAATACAAACGGATCCTGATAGTGGAGAGATTACGAATATGAAAGAAGTACTTGAGCAAGTGAAGACAGATAAACCATTCTTATTTATGAGTGAAGAGCCAGCAGGTGGCGGTCAAGGAGGTGGTGGCCAACAAAAACCTGGAAGTACTGCACCAGGTGGTGGAAATCCACCTGCTTCGAAAACAGACTACGATAAAGGTGCAGAATTAGCGAAAAGACGTAGTCAAAAAAATTAAGGAGTGAAGCGAATTGAATCTATATACACGTAAAGATACAGTTGTTTCTGGAAAAGAAATTCTGCGTGATGTAGTCGGTTTAAAAACAATTACAGTAACGCTAGATTACACTGCATTTACAGCAGGTATTATTCCTGCCGGCACATCATTAATCTTTGATGCAACAACAAAGAAAACACGTCCTTTTGACAAAGTGAAGGATGCTGCTTCAAATGAGCAAGTATCACTATTATTCCGTGATATTCGCATCGATACAAATGATGTACAAGCAGTAGGACTTGTTGGGGGTTATGTGAAAGAATCAAAATGTCCTGCGATTACTGCAGAGTTTAAAGCAAAATCAAAAATGCTTGATATTCGATAAGGAGAGTGAAGCTGAATGAGTATCTTACAATTAGATGAATTCAAACGTGAAACCCTAATTGGTTATGTTGAGAATCTAACAATACCATTTGAATCAAAGACATTACCATTCCTACCTCGTGATAAGGATGTATACGGACTTACATTTGCATATGATATTTTTAAAAAGAACAGTAATGTCGCAGCAAATTTATTAGAGTTTGGAGCACCTGCACCATTACGTGACAAACAAGGATTAGAAACTGCTGTTGGTGAAGTTGCAAAGCTTTCACACCGTTACCGTTTTGATCAAAAAGACCAATTAACAATCATGAATACAAAGTTTGATAAAGAGCGTCAGCAAGTAATTGATCGTGCTTTTAACCATATCGATAACTTAAAGTTAGGTGTGGAAGAGACAGAAGAATATTTGCGTTCATCTGTATTGTATAAAGGGAAAATTAAATATGATTTAGATGGATTCTCATTAGATTTAGCGTTTGATGTACCAAAAGCATTTGCTGCAACGAAAAAATGGAGTGATCCAGAGACATCAAATCCAATCAAAGATCTTGTAGACTGGATTGAGAAATTCAAGAAAGCAAACGCAGGTCGCCGTCCATTAGCGATTCATATGTCTAACTCGGCTTATCTTGATATTCTGCAAGCAAAATCAACAATCGGAAATATTAAAGGTGTAGCAGGTGGTATGGTAACGCCGGATGAACTAGCGACTTACTTATCACGTTGGAACATCCCACCGATTACAACAAATGATTTAGAAATCACGTTTGAAGATGGGAAAACAGAGCGTTATTTACCAGAGCGCCGTGTTGTGTTCCTTGGTATTGAAGGTAAAAATACACTTGGATCTACTGTTCAAGGACCAACTGTTGAAAAAGGTGGACAACCAGGAGTTTATGTTAAACCTTGGAGAGAACAGAATACAGAAAATGAATTCATCGAAATCGGAAAAGCTGCATTCCCTGAGCTTTCGTATCCTTCAGGCGTAATGCAAATTGATGTGTGATGAAGAGTTTAATTACAGCAGATGAAGCCAAAAGCTTATTTGCTGAACTAAATAACGTGAGTGATCTGGAAGCCGCTTTGTTACGAGCTTCTATTTTTGTGCGCTCAAAAGTGAAGAAAATAGATGAGCAAGTCCCTGATGATATCAAACTTGCCGTCTGTTATCTTGTGAAAGACGAGAAAGAACCGCAACAGGTGAAAAGTATTGAGCGTTCTGATTACAAAGAAACATTTGCTGATAAAGGTACATCTTATCGTGACCTTGCAATGGATCTACTTGAGCCATCTATGCAAACAGGGAACGAATCAGGGGTGTTTTTCTTTTGAGTAGATATGAATCGATACTTTTTCACCGAATGACAGTTTCTCGTATTGTTTCTGATGGGAGTGAGTACGACAGTAAGCAAGTATTAAAAGAAATTGCTACTGATCAACCGTGCGCTCTTGTTAAGAAAAACCAAAGCAAAGTGAATGAAGTAATAGGCAGAGTCGAAATTGACAATGTAGTCTTCATTCACACGCTTTATCCTGGCATAAAAGCAGGAGATACGATCGATGTATACGATCCGAAGACGAAATATGTTTTAGGCCGTTATATCGCTTCGCATCCATATCCAGTATTTGATCGAGAAGGCATTCATCATTTTGAGATTGACCTGAAAGGTGAGGTGACGGTATGAGTGGCGGTATGGAAGGTGGATTTGTTCTTGAAGGATTCGATGAATGGATGCATCAAATGAAAAGGGTTATACAAGGTAGATTACCAAGAATGCTGGAATTGTGGGCAGAAGCATTAGCGTTACAATTAATGTCAATGGTAGCAGAGAAAACGCCAGTTGATAAAGGAGCATTGCGAAACTCTTTCCTATCTGCCGGTGCAGGTGTGAATGGTGACGGTTCCGTTTTCTTGAAAGTAGGTATGGGAGAAGGAATCGAAATTGTTGTTGGTTCAAATTTATTCTATGCCGAATACGTGGAAGCAGGGCATCGTACAAGGCATAGTGGAATGAGCCGGGAAACCGCTAAACAAGCAGGGAAATGGGTGGAAGGTGCTCATATGCTCGAGGACTCTTGGCATGAATTTGAGCCGGAAGCATTACGCAGGCTTGAAGATAGAGTGGGAGAGATCATGAATGAACTTGGTTTCGTGTGATTTAACTAGTGTACTAAAATTCATTCAAGATACCACTGGAGTAAAAGGATATACAACAAGAAGGAGGCAGGAAGCAAAGCCTCCTTTTTTTCTATCTACAAACGCCAGTTGGTAAACCGTATCAGGAATCAGTTGGTTTTCATCGATACAGACCACTAATCCACGGTACATTGTTCCTGGATAAAGAAACACCAGAAACTTTAGCACTTCAATTTCAGGCGAAGTTGCAAGATGCATTAATGCGGTGTCGGTATGATATTCCGCTAGTAGATGAGAACTACTACCCAACAAAAGCTCGTTTAGAGGATGTTGAGTTTGAAATAAAAGAAGCTGATATTGATGTGTGGACCTTTACTGTAAAAGGCGAGCGTTTCATTGAGCTTGTTGAACAACATGAAATCCTGCGTAAAGTTCATAACATCATCAGATTAAGTGAGAAATGAGGTGGCTGTAATGGCAAGTAAAGAAGAAAAACAAGCTGCACCTGTTGTTCTGTACCCGGTAAAAGAGGTAGTTGAGAAAGCAGAAGAGTTATTTCATGTTCCAAATTATGTTGCTGGTGCTGCTCTTTCTGATTTAGAAGAAGTAGATGTGAATACAGCACAAAAGAAAATTACTGCATTTTTAAATAGAGAGGTGAAGTAGCATGGCTAAACCGTTTAAAGATGGGAAACACGAACTGGAAACAGGCTTTTATTCTTATGCAGAGCTTACTGTAAAAGGCGCAGTTGATAATACGGCTCGTGGTACGTTAATCATGCCAATTAAAGCTGATTGGGGTCCTGAGAATGTAATGGTCGAATTAAATTCATTCGATGATAATCCATTCTTTGGACAAACAGCACATTTAGTGGATTTAGCACGTAAAACAAAGCTAAAAACATTAAAAGTCATGCGTTTAGCAACTGCTAGTGCGAAAAAGGCAACAGTTGCACTGGATACAGTTAATGTTACTGCGAAGTATGCAGGTACTCGCGGAAACGGTTTTAAAGTAACTGTTCGTCCACAGTTAGGTGAAGCAGGAGTAAAACAATTGATTCTAACTGAAGGTACGATTGAGTTAGATCGAGTTAGCTTTGCTACGATCGATGAGCTAATTACGAAAACAAAGTTCAGTTCTTATATCACCATTTCAAAAATTGATGGGAAAACAGAAACAACAGTTGGGGATGCGAATAATATCCCTCTTGCTGGTGGTAATAGTGGTGAAGTAGTAAAGGCAGAAAACTACAGTGACTTTTTAAACCTAGCAAAAGCAGAAGTGTTTGACGGGATTGTATTTGATGGCATAACAGATGCAGCATTAAAAACAATGTTAGTACAATTTGTTCAAACTTCTCGCGTAGCTGGTCGATTAATCACCGGTTATACTGCTGGTGAAGGTTCGACAGATATTGATTATTACGGTATCGCGAACTGCGTACAAAAGGCTAAAATTGATACCCGTTTATATACGCCACAAGAAGTTGCAGTATATATGGCTGCAGCTCTTTTATCATGCCCACTTAATGAGAGTGTGGCACAGAAAGCAACGCCTTTTACTTGGGTCGAGAAGCTTTCTGTGGAGGAAACAAAAGGGCGTATTGCTACTGGTAATATCGTATTCTTCCAGGAAGGTAAGAAAGTACGCTTTAACACGCCAGTTAATACAATGACGACACTGAAAAATCTCGATGCAGTAATTGGTATGTCGGAAGAGTCTGATCCGGCTGCAACTATTCGTACACTGCAAAAGGTGAAAGTCGTACTTGGTATTGATTACATTACGAATGCACAAGAAGTCATCTTTAACCGATATATTTCGAAAGCAAATACACAAGCGAAACGTATTGCTGCAGCTCAAGCAATTAAAGATGAGTTATTAGAAAGATTAGCGCAAGAAGAAGTCATTGAATTAGGCTCATTCAATTGCTATGAAGATCCACGCCATACGCAAGACCTTGGCAAGCCAGTGTACAAAGATGAAGCGTTCTTTATCACTGAGTACACAATCGTTGATGCGATTGAAAAAGTGTACAACAAAAACAAGGTATCCTAAGGAGGTATGCTAGATGTCTTTGTATGATAACAATTTACCAGTTGTTGATCCTAGAAATATTACTCGTGGAAAATACGGAGCTGTATACGATGATAAAGGAGAGCAATGGGTAGGGGTTTCAGAATTCGAAGGGAAAATTAAATTTGATAAAAAGAAAGTGGAACGCGCGAATGCTTTCTTAGATGGAAATAGAATTATGGGTGGCAATGGTTCAGGCAAAATGAAAATGTATCACACTGAAGATGCAAAAGCTTTAGCAATACGCATTTTAAAGAATCCTGACCAAACCTTCACAATAATTGGAGATTATCATGATCCGGATGAAATGGCGCAGGGGGCAAATATGAAGGTGGCCTTTAGAGGTGTGAGCTTTGATGAGGTAACTTTACTAGGCTTTAAAGTAAAAGATTTAGTTGATGACGATTTTCCATTTACGTTTGATGATTTTGAAATTATTGAGTAAAGAGAGGGGCAACCTCTCTTTTTTCTTTGCACATAAAATAACGCGTTAAAAACGCTAGGAGGAATACTTATATGACTGAAATTAATGGTGGATTAGCAAAAGTTCAATACGCAAGTTTAGATGATTTATTTGCAGTTAATACAGATGATCGTGTTCGCGGAGACATAACAGTACAAACAATTGATGGTAAATATCTTAAATTACCTATGAAGTCAGTAGATGCTGAAGTAGAACAAAAAATTCGTAAAACATCTACAACAAAAATCCCTCAAAAGAAAGGACTTCCACCTTTAGAGCAAATGAACGAAGCGAAATACAATGCTTTAATGATTGCGGCTGCTACAGATGAAACAAAAACAAATATTAATTGGAGTTCACCAGAGTTACAGAAAAAAGTGGGAGCAGCTGTACCAAACCCTGAATTCATCGTACCGAAAATTTTATCATTAGGCGGTATTGTAAAAGCAACACAATTTATTGTTGAATTATCTGGTTTAGGTCAAGATTCAATGGAAGAAGAGATTGATGCGGTAAAAAACTAATTAAAACCGACCCTATGGCTTCATGGGCCCACAGGCTTTTTCAACAAAAGGATATCGATCCAGAAGACTTTTTTCTTATGAACCGTAAGAAGAAGGTCTTTTTAATTGCGTCCTGTTTGTATCAAGACGAAATAGATGAAAAAGCTGCCGAGGCCCAATAATGAAGGGCGGTGACTTATGGGTGAAAAACAGGTAACAGGTAAGATAAGTTTAGTGGATGCGATGTCTGCCCCGTTACGTCAAATGACGCAACACATGGAGCAAACAGCAAGAGCAGCAAGAGAATTGGATACTGCATTACGGTTTCAAGGAACAAATGTTTTACCGCTTCACCAAGCAACGCAAAGTACATCGCAGTTAGATCATAATGTTGTACAGTTAACAAACCATTTACACCAATCGGCACAAGGAACAACGCAATTTGGTAATAATCTGCAGCATTTAAACACAGATTTAAGTCAATCCACCCAACGTGTGAATCAGCTTGAGCATGAGATGCAACAACTACGTCAAGAGTTCCAACAATCTGCACAACAGGTAAACCAATTAGAACAACATTTACAGACGATGGAACGGGACTTACAACAATCTGCTCAAAGAATTAATACTCTAGAAACGCAAGTAGAGCAATTGACCAGGGAAATGCAACAAGCAACCCAACAGATTAATCAAATGAACTCAGCATTAAATCAAAATGCAACTAGTGCACAACATGCTGGCAACAGTATGGCTGTATTACGTGAGAGATTCGGCGGAGTGAGCGAAAGACAAGCAACGATGCTACAAGGGCTAGAACGAGCCAGTGGGGCTTTATTTTCAACAAGTGCAGCCGCTACAATTGCAGGTGGGGCTATAGCAGTTGGACTAGGATCAGCTGTTAAAACCGCAGCTGATTTTGAGCAACAGATGGCGAAAGTGGGAGCGATTTCTGGTGCAACCGGTGGACAGTTGAGTAGTTTAACAGAAACCGCGAAAGAATTAGGAGCATCCACTACAAAGTCAGCTAGTGAAGTAGCAGTAGGTATGCAGAACTTAGCCGCTTCTGGCTTCGAGGTAAACGATATTATCGGTGCAATGCCTGGTATTATCGCTGCTTCCGAAGCCGCACAAGAAGATATGGCTATGACCTCTGAAACAGTAGCAGCCGCTTTAAATGCGTTCGGTATGGAAGCGAAAGAGTCGTCTCATATAGCAGATGTACTTTCCCAATCAGCCAACCAATCTGCTGCAGGTATCTTGGACATGCAGTACAGCTTTAAATATGCTGCACCAGTTGCGAAAATGCTTGGTATATCCCTGGAGGAATTATCAGCAGCTACTGGTATCATGGCGGATTCAGGTATTAAAGGAGAACAAGCAGGTACATCATTACGTGCTGCGCTATTACGTCTATCTGATCCACCTAAAGCTGCTAAAACCGCGCTTACTGATTTGGGTGTTACCATTCAAGATTCTTCAGGAAAAATGCTTCCTTTCCACGATATTATCGGTCAAGTTGGTAAAGCGACCGAAGGAATGGGTAATGCTCAAAAAGCGGCTGCGTTATCTAACATTTTCGGTACAGAAGCTGTTTCTGGTATGTTGGCTGTAATTGAAGCTGGTCCAGATAAACTGCAAAAGTTTACGCAAGGATTAAAAGATTCGGGCGGAGCAGCTGAAGATACCGCAAAGAAAATGCAAGACAACTTAAATGGATCATTAAATCAGTTGTCTGGTAGCTTTGAAACATTACAAATTTCAGTAGGTAATGCACTTATACCTATGATTCGAATTATTGCTGATGGGCTAGGTATGCTAACAGATGCGTTTAATGCATTACCAGGACCTGTACAAACGGGACTAACTGTAATAGTTGCTCTTGTAGGGGTATTTCTGTTATTAGCAGGGCCAGCTCTTTTAATACTTGGTTTCTTACCAGGAATAATTGAAGGGTTTGCATTACTAGCTGGTGCAATGGGAATGACTTCAGGGGCATTACTAGGTGTAGTAGGGACCGCCTTGACCGTAATCGGTGTTATAGCCGCAATAGCTATAGGAATCGCACTTCTTTGGTCACATAGTGAAACCTTTAGAAGTATTGTTTATGCTGTGATAAATGGTGTAAAGGCTGCATTTGATTCCTTGATGGTGAAAGTGAATCAGGTAAAAGCAGTCCTTACAACAGCCTGGTCTGGTGTACAGGCGATTTTTGGAGGGAATGAAGGTAAAGGCGTTTCGATTCTTAGCCGATTAGGATTCACGCCAGAAGCAACTAAAACTATCGTTTCTGTAACAAACGGGATTAAAAACGCTATTTCTCAGATCAAACAACAGATGACAAACTTAGGTCAGTTCACAAAAGGAATCGGAGCTTTACTCGGTGGAAATACCGGAAAAGGTGTATCCATTTTAATTTCTCTTGGACTCTCACCACAAACGATCCGAAGTGCTATTACAATCATAAATGGTGTCCGAACAGCTGTTACTAATGGAATGAATGGAGTCATGTCAACGGTCCGTACAATCGGTACTGGTATAACCCGCTTTTGGTCGCAACACGGCCAGCAAATCGTTCAATATGCAGTAGCAGCATACAGTGGATTACGATCAATGGTAAGTACGGTACTAACTGGAGTAGGTTCCGTTGTACGTAGTTTGCTAACTGGAATCGCAAATTTCTGGTCGCAACACGGCACACAAATTATGAATTTTGCATCTATTGCCTGGCGCGGAATTTGGACGACGATTAGTACAATAGCAAGCGTTTTATGGCAAATCGTGAGTACTTGCTTATCCGTAATGGCTTCATTTTGGTCGCAACACGGTTCGCAGATTATGTCGATTGTGAGTACAGCATTTTCTACGATAAGTGCGATTGTTGGTAATGTTCTAGAGTTTATGTCTGGACTTTTCCAAGCAGTGATGCCGATTGTGTCTGGCGTAACTGAAATTGCGTTCGCACTAATAAAAACGGCAATTCAAGTTGGCGGTCAGGTAATCCAAGGCGTAGTCCAAGTTGTATCAAATTTATTCCACGGAGAATGGCGAGCGGCTTTTGATGCAGCATGTCAAACGGCAGTTGATATTTGGAACATCATTGTTGACACGTTTAAGGGAATCGACCTATTCCAAATCGGTAAAGACATTATCAATGGGTTAATAAACGGGATTTCTTCTATGGCTTCAGCGGCTTTTGATGCGGTAGGTAATATCGCGAGTGGAATTGCTGATACTGTAACTGGCTTTTTCGATATGCATAGTCCATCAAGGTTAATGTTTGAAAATGGGGAATTCGTAACAGAAGGATTAGCATTGGGTATTGTCCACAAAACGGATATGGCTGTAAGAGCTGCAGAACATGTATCGGAGAAAGCAAGCATTCCGTTTGCAACTGATGGAAAAGGCAAGTCGTATACATCAAATAGCGTAAATAATTCAAATAAGAGCAGCGTAAAAAATGAGTTCAACGTAACTATATCAGCAGATACAGCAAGAGCGATGAATCAAGATGATGCTACATTTAAAGAATTAGCAGATAAATTCCTCAACTATGTAGCAGATAAAATGGATGACGTAAGCAATGCAAGAACAGATGTAAACCTAGGGGTGATGGAACAGTGATTTTTATTATAACGAAGGATGCAAAGCTGACCTTCCCCGTAACTCCTTCAGGTATTGGCCCAAAAGGAGGGGACACCCAAATTACAGAAGTACAAACATTACATCGGGGTGTGATTCCTTTTACCGATGGAACTGGATTAGAGGAAGTCGCCTGGACTTCCTTTTTTTCTTTTAATAAGGTGTATGGCGAAGAAGTTCGGCATGATCCGTACAAGGCAATAGCTGCACTTGAAAAAATAAAGAAAGCAGAAGAACCAGTGATTCTTTATATTACCGAATTAAATTATCAAAAAGAAATGTTATTGAAAACTTTTGATTGCTGGATAGAAAAACCAGGGTATATTGAGTTTTCAATTTCATTTAAAGAATACCGAGATATTAAGCTGGGTGTTCTAAACGGAAACGGTGAAGTGATTCGGCCACCATCAAATAATATGGAAAACTACGTCCTAAAAACGGCAAAAGTAACAGGCGACGCTTATATGGTAGCGGTACGCGATGTTCCTTCTCATAATGGAAAGGTTATTGGAACTGTAAAGAAAGGCGATACTGTTACGCTTGTACGGAATCAGCAGGGAGAATGGTTATTCATTCAAATGAGCAATACTCACGGCTATGTATTAGCTAGTAATTTGAGTTAGGAGGGATTCTATTGCTGCAGGTGTTAATAGGCAAAATGGACGTAACAGATGCTGTCATCCCTCCAATTCAATTCGATGATGATTATGAGTCAGGACCAGTGAAAGTGGAATTTTCGTTAGTATCACTTAAAGAATTTAAGGATTTAGACGGCAAACCACTACAAATAAAAGTAGGGAAGCAAGTTTGGTTTAAAGGGCTTATCCGGGCATATCAAGATACAAATGGAAAAGATGTAAAAATCACAGCGTATGATCATTTGTTTAATCTAGTAAAATCCGATGATGAGTTTGCTTTTCAAAATCGAACCGCTACACAAATCATGCGAGAAATTTTAGATAGATATAGTTATCCAGTAAAAGAAATGGTGGATATAAACGTTGTCTTTCCACTCATGTATTTAGAAAAAAATAATGCAGAAAGTGTTTATGAAATGATAATTATCGTTCTGCATGAGAGTAAGCTTCGTACAGGGAAGAAATATTGGGTACGTTTTGAACCTGAAGGCTTACGTGTCTTTGAATGGACACCGCCCAAATTAATTCCAGTGCTAGGTCCTGGATTAACGAATGTGGAGAAAAAAGTTTCCTCTGAAAATATAAAGAACCGGATAAAGGTAGTCAATCGTGAAAAAAACATTGTGGCATTTCAATCTGATGGTGATTCCATAAGAAAATATGGCCCATTGTCAACGATAGAAGAGTATGGTGCTGAAACAGAAGCAGCTGCCCAAAGTCGAGCTGATAGTATGCTCAAGGTTCAAGGTTTACCAGATGTATCGAGATCTATTGAGCATGTGCATAGTCTGGAAGAACAACGGTTTTGGTCTGGTGACTATATTTATTTAGAGGATCCTACAGAAACAATTTTAGGTGGCTATTATATTAGGAAAGCCACTTATGATGTCTATAAAAACCGAGTTGTATTCAAAGCAGATTTAGCAAAAACAGCTGCTTTACCAAATAAGGCGTATGTTCCTCCAGAAGAAACGCAAAAAGATGAAGGGTAGGTGAGGAAGTGAGAGCGGCCGAGCGGATATTAACACATATACAGAATGGTAATAGCAAAAAAGAAGAGAGTATGTTTTCTCTTGGTAAGGTTATTACTGGCGAGCCAAATGTAACAATTCAAATACATGGTTCATCAAAGGTGTTATCAAGTGCATTTTTTGTTATGCCATATACAAAGTTTAGAAAAGAAGAGACAGTACTTGTACAACGTATTGCTGGAACAAGGCCCACTGATCGGCAGTATGTAGTAAGACCACTGCATGATATGGTGTCTGTTTGTAAATACACGGGTTCTGATTATGTTTTATTGGCAGACAGTTCTATTAAATATCCTGCTTCGCAAACATTTTGTCCTTGGCCGATACCAGCTGGAATGAAGGTGTTATTACTTCCAAACCGATTCCCTACAAAAGATGCAATATGGGTGGTGGTGAACACGTATGTCTGATTTATTACCGAAAATTGATTGGTCATTTGGTAGCGATGAAGAAGAGCATAATAGCGAAGAAATCACAGGCTATTTAACTCCTTTATTCGATTTTCGAACAGGTGAATTTGTATCAGATAGCAATGGGGTTGTAAAGGTAGATGAGGGTCAAGTTGGCATGGCAAATCTCATTGAGAAAATTTACCTTGTTCCAAGAAACGCTTATCGTGTCTATACAGATGCATACGGTTCTGATGCACGTTATGTGTTGATTGATAGAGAACTAAATGAGGAAGCGAAAATACTACGATTAAAAGAAGTGATTCGAGATAGTTTGATTTACGATCAACGGGTTGTGGATGTAAGTGTCATTGAAATTGAGCGGCAAAGCGATGAGAATGATGTATTTGTCACGTCTTACATTGTTTATACCATTTACGGAAATATCCCTGTGAGAAGGGAAGTGTTGTATTGAGTATACCTGCATGGTGGAACGAATCAGAAGAAGATATTATGAAGCGTTTGTTGAGTAAAATCGATAAAAAATGGGACAAGCGACAAGGTGGTTTTATATATGATGTGTTAAAACCAATTGCAATTGAACGCAAAGTAGGAAGAGAAGAATTCATGAAGTGGCACCAATCAAACTTTGCTCAATATGCAACTGGTATGGATTTAGATTTGGTTGTTGCAGATAAAACACCTCTGACTCGTTACCCAGCAAGAAAAGCAAGAGGGCCTGTGATTGTTGAAGGTAATGAAGGGACTAAGCTTATTAAAGGTGCTACTTATATTTCAATCCGTTATGAATTAAATAATAAAATTGTGGAGTATAAGCAGCTTGAAGAAGCAGTGATTGGTGCAGATGGAACTGCAAAAGTAGAAGTTGAATGTGTTACGCCTGGTATTATCGGCAATACCGCAATTGGTACGATTGATTTAGGAGAATCCATTTTTGGTGTAGCTAGTGTGAGAAATCCTGAAAAAATCACAGGCGGAGAAGAAGCAGAAAGTGATGAAGATTTACGATCTCGTTACTTTGCTTATTTAAGAGAGTCTTCCAATAGCGGTAATATCGGTGATTACATTCGTTGGTCACTTAGTGTGAAAAACGTTGGTGGTGTGCTTGTATTCCCGTTAGCAAACGGAAAAGGGACAGTGAAAATCATGCTATGTGATTATAGCTTTGTTCCTGCCAAGCCAGAACTGATCCAACAAGTTCAACAATTTCTTAATCCAACAATTGAAAACGGAGACGGAAAAGCACCTATTGGAGCAAGTGTATCTGTTGTTCCTGCGGTACCAGTGAAGATAAACATTACTGTAAAAGTAACGCAAGGCGGTAATACAGAGGAAAATAAACGAAAATTAATCATAGAAGCAACAGAGTATTTAAAACAATGTAATAAAGCATATTGGCGGGATGATGCAAGCAGACAATCTATTTTAAAAGAATCATATGTCGTCAATTATTTAAAGCTTGGATCTGTTGCAGTAGATGTATTCAAACCACTAAGAGTCACAGAAATGGTGATCAATGGACTACAAAAAGATGTTGTGATTAACGCAGGTCAAATCGCAGTAATAGGCGAGGTGGTCATCAATGAAGAAGTGTGGTGACATTGTAGAACAGTTACTAGAACACTCCATGAAAGAGTACCGTGGCTCTCAATTATTTCAAAACCTCATGAGAAGTGTAGGAGATGAGGTTATTGAAGAAATGAAAGAATTCGAGGACACAAAAGCTCAAATGCGAGTGGAAACTGCTACATGGGGCATTGGTGATTGGGAGCGAGAATACAGCATTCCAGTGAATGAAAGAAAGCCGTTGGATCAAAGGATTTCCTTTGTGCTTAGCAAACAACGTAGTGCTGGTGTTACAAGGATTCCGATGATTAAAAAAGTAGCAGAATCATTTCAGTACGGTCTTGTTGAGGTCACAACAGATATTCCAAATTACGTTGTGAATATCAGGTATATCAGCAATTATGGTATGCCGCCGAACATAAAAGATATTCAGTTTGCATTACGCAGTATTATCCCAGCTCATTTGGATATTAATTATATCTTTACGTATACAACATGGAATGAACTAGAAGCATACCGCATGAAGTGGGATGAACTAGGAACGTTAACATGGGATGAGGTTATGGTTTATAAAAAGTAGAGAGGTGAAAACATGCCTATTACTTCAAAACGTTTTGGATTAATATTGCCCCTGGGCAATGAGTTTGCAAGTAGAGAAGTGCTTGTAAAAGCCTTTGAAAGAATCGATGAAAAAGCATTGTTGGATACAGATGGGACAGAATTATTAGCAGCAGCAAAGAAGTATACAGATGATCTTGCAAATAAACCAAATGGATATCCGAAGCTGGATACAAACGGAAAAGTGGGAACGGCCCAACTGCCAAAAAGAAATGCGATTGATATCAACATTCAAGATGCGAAAGGCTACTACACGACCAAAAATGTAGAAGCAGCTTTACAACAAATCGGTGCGAAAATACAAGATATGAGTGTGAGCATTTATCGTTCGAATAAAGATGAAAATGGCATTTATAGAACGATTGAATGGAAAACAAAAAATAATGTGTTAAGAAAACGATCTGTTATTACCGTTGATGCAAATGGTAACTATGATAGACAAACTGTTACGAAATTTGCAGAGGACGGAATAACAGTAACGGAAACAGAAGTATACAAATACAGTCTTGATGGTGATGGAGACATAGTAAATGAGGTGTTGCAATAATGCCATTTTTACAAGAGCATGGTTTTGGTGGTTCCTCTCTTGCATTAAAGCGAGTGATTAATATTTTTATCCAGAAAGCAGAACCAAGGGCGTTGCTGAAAGGTGATATATGGGTTAAATCAGATATTCCAGCAAATAAAGTATTACTTCTTGAGGAAGGTCTAGAAGCGCCGAAGGAAGAGGGGAACGTTTGGATCATCCTACGGGATATTGAAATAAAGATGGTCGTTGATAAAATTGTTAAAGTCTTTTCAAACAAGAAAGAAATTAACATGGATTACTCAAGGAATACAATTATTAGCAATATAAATCTGAGTAAATTACATGTGTTTAAAAATAAATTCATGCAAATATACTCCATGTTTGGCGTTGCGAAAATGTACCGGAATGGTAAATGGGAGTGGCTTGTAGCTGATTATTGGGATGGCACGAAGTGGGTGAATTTCAGTAACCTGCAAGTGTATGTGTATTATGCAACGTACAATGGACAAGTTCAGTTAAATGCAATTTCTACAGTTAAGCAAATTTCCAGCCATGATGGAAGTTCATTATGGAGTTATAATGCAAACGCTGAAAATATACAATCTTTAGCAGTCGATAAAGATGGCTATGTTATCACAGGTGAATATGTAAAAGGGAAACTTTCACGACTTGACCAAAAAGGCAGCGTAGTGTGGGGGAAAACTACCAGTGAGCGATTCGGTGGTGGAGATCGATCAGGAACTCCAGCTGTTGCTGTAGATAAAGATGGATTTATCTATGAAGGGTTCAATGCGGATGTAGTAAAAAGAGATGGACAAGGAAAAGAAGTGTGGAAGCGTAATATCGGAGATAATGTTGTAAACAGAATTGTAGTAGATAAGGATAGTAATATTTTTGTTTTAAGTACAGGTTCAGGTTCAATTAAAGCAAGGGTAATTCGATATAATTCTAGTGGTTCGCAAATTTTTGATACACCAATAGCAGGTAACTACAGTGATTTTTATGCTTTTGCGATGAATAATACTCATGTTTTCATTGGATTTAATGGAGGGCAAATCGTTCGAATTTCAAAAGACGGAAAAGATATAAAACAATTCGATTTAACCACGGCGTGTAATGGATTAGGTATAGCAGTAGATGCGAACAATCTATTTCTCACGTTTGTTGATGGTGTAGCAAAGTATGATCAAAACTTCCAACAAATATGGCGTTGTAAGTTCTCGGATAACAGTAGAGCAGTCGATGTCGTCCTTTCTAAAGATGGATTTATTTATGTAGCAACAGGAAATAAAGCTATCAAAAAAATATCACCAGAAGGTAAAGAATTATGGACGTCAGGAAGAGAACAGGATGAAATTACTCGTATGGCAATTATTGAAGGGCCATATGCTACATTCGCCGATTTATGGTAAGCACACAAAATAGTGGGCTTTTTTATTTTGCTCAAAAATGAGGTGGTTTTTTGTATCAAATATATCCTACTGGCGCAAAAGCGAACGGTGCCAATGACAGTCCTGCTTTTGATGTAATGCTAGAAAAAGCAAGAACATCTCAAGTAAAAACAATTTTTGTGCCAGATGGTGTGTATGGAATTTTAAAGACAATCGTTGTTCCACCGAGAGTAAGAATGATTTTCGCGCCGAATGCAGTGTTAAAGCCATTGGCTGATATAAATGTCATTCAAATGAAACCGGAGGCTTATGTCGAAGGTGCAACCATTGATTTGAGAAATATGAAGATGCTATTTACTAAGGCAGCTATTTATTTTAATGCGACAGATATTTTTCAGTTTTACGAACAAACTCACATGCTGAAAGATATTAATATACTTGGGAAACATGCAACAAGTGGATGGACAGGTACAGGAATTCTAATGGAAGCCACAACGCCAATGTCCTACATCGATAACGTAAAATGCAACAACGTTACGATTACAAACATGCAAAAGGGCATCCATTTACGAGTAGATCCAAAAATAACAAAAGAAGCAGATATGGCATGGGTAAATGCGAACTTTTTCCACCAAATTACGCTCATGAATTTTGAATACGGTTTGTATTTAGAAGGAGATTCAAAAGTACCGCGTGATGTAGGTGGAAACCTGTTTGACCAAGTACAATTCCAAGCAGAAGCCGGGACAAAGCGTTTGATTTACTGCGAAGGTGGTACAAATCGTTTTGATATTTTCGGCTGGGATATACACAAATTAAAGCCTACAGAAGCAGCGTATGAGTTTACTAAGTCTGCAAGGTTCAATCAGATTGTAAGCCCGATGGCGGCTGAAATTACAGAAGCATGGATAGATAACGGGTATATGAACAGTTTTCCGAGTCCGAATAACTATGTAGCGGATAAAAGAATTAATGCATTACCGATTAGTTTACCGTATGTACCTAATTTTCTTGGGAATCAGGATGACTACTTGGTGAATGGTAATAAGAGAGGGTACACTGTTACGCAAGTTTCAACGCATCCAGTTGTAGATGGTGAATTAACGGATATATTCACATTTGATACAGAAGCAGGGATTACTTTTGATGCAAAGAACGCCACATACGAAAATCCAATTGTACTTGAAATTAACACGTTTTCTGATCCGATTTTATATGCAGCTTTCCTTACTGTCATGAGTGCATGGGGAAGCCAGCCGCAAGGGTATGAAATGGAGATGTATGACGAATTAAGTAAACAATGGATCGGTGTGCATTGGACTAAAAATAATAGGAGCCAAGCAATTGCGGTATCTGCTCCTTGGGCAATGGCTGATAAGTGTACAAAAATTCGTATCAAATGTTGGGGAAGTAACCTAGCCAATAAACAAATTGGTATTAGCAGGGTTATGATGACAAGTACAAAACTTGGTGGGAAAGCGTACCTTCCTTATACAGATTACCTACGCGAAGCACCTGAAGTTTCGTTTCCACCAACACTACCAAATAAAAAAATCATGGTGGGAGATCAAGATGATGTCCTGCTCCTTGCTGATAAACGATACAAAGTAACCCTGCCAGGTGCTACTAAATCAGCAGGGAACATTTGGGCTATGTTTAGCATGAGAAGAGAACAATTTTGCCGTTGGACAAACCCTACAGTCGCAGCACCAGCTATTATCGAAATAGACTTTGGTGATAAGCCACTACAATTCCTAGAATCTGTCGGCATTGAGTTTGGTTGGAATGAAACACCGAAAAATATCAAAATTGAGCAGGTTACAAGCTTAAATGGTGCTTACGTTCAACTATCAAATATTAACGGAAATAAATCAGATGTAATTCATGTCGCAGCACGATTCGCCAACACATATAAACTACGCTTTACTATTTCCCTTTCTAATAACGAAAACACGCTTGTCCGGGTGAATCGGATTTTCGCCACGACTGGCGATGATTATCCGAAGGTATTTGTAAATACAGAATCAGATAATACCGTTTATGGTGATTTACGATTTGGTGATAAAACGAAAGGGATTATACTGCAAGCGGATGACGGTTCTTATTGGAAGTTGGGGGTTGATAATATGGGTAATTCAAAATGGACGAAACAATAAAAAGTCTTTAAGGGTTTTATAAAAAAGTCTATTAAAAATACAAAAGGATTTAATTCCCATCTGTATATATGTAATATATAATAATTTATATAATTATACATAATGGGGGAGAGCATATTGCAACTAAATTTAATTGGTATATTAATAGATTTTGAAACTACTGAGCATGCGCAGGCTTTTGGTGATTTTTATGTAACAAATGAAGAAAAATTTTTAAATGATAACTTCTTTGATGATTATTTTGTTAGGCGGATAGGAGAACTTGAGGTTGAAAGTCTAAAGGAGCATACATGTATTTATAATATTGTAAAGGAAGAACAAGTCACGGATTTATCCAATATTCCTGCAATATTTTCAAATAGCGTAGGAATGCTCGATGGTTGGTTAACGTCACTTTGGTTTGTTAAGGATAATAGTGTAAGTAGAAGGAACTTCTATTTTAATCTCAAAAACGAAACTGGACAATATGTTGGAATGCGTTCAACATCGAGTTCAAATTCAAATGCTTGTGGCGAGAAATGTCAAACTGTTTTTTCAGGAGAAGAGTTAGATGAAGCTCTAAAATGGATGGGATTAATTGCACCGTATTTAACTGGAAAGGCTATAAAAGGTGAACAAATGAAGCAAGGCTTTGTAAAAGATGATAGTCATGAGATTTACATGCAAGAAAATAGATTTCTTAGAGCGTTAAGATTTTTATTTTTAGCAAGAAGACAATCATTTGTACCTGAAAAAATAACTTCTTTAATAAGTGCTATGGAATCATTATTATCTACATCAAATAGTGAACTGAAGTTTCAAGTATCATCACGTGCTTGCAAAATAATAGGTGGTGATCTGGAAGAAAAGAAGAACAACTATGATATCATTAGAGAAGCTTATGATTTAAGATCAGCATATGTTCATGGAGGAGAGCTCGTCGGAAAATACCGTAGAGAAAATGGTAAATTAACTAGTTTAGCTACAAATATGGATGATGTCATGAGAAAGTTAATGAAGGAATTAATAGAGAACCATTCGGAATTAGCTGAAAAGGATACTAAAGGATTAGGAGAGTGGTTTACAGATTTAATGCTTAAATAATCTGCATCTGCAATTGATTTCTATTTACTATTTTTAGCGATGGCGAGAGAATAATTTTATAGAGGATAGGGACTTGTAATTAAGAGAGCGTGATTAGCTCTCTTTTTATTTTAGAAAGGAGGAGAGCAATGGAACGTATTGATGTGTTGTTAAAATCTTTTATTGCTGCTTTTGGTGGCTTTTGCGGATACTTTTTAGGAGGGTGGGATACAACATTGAAAGTTCTCTTTATCATGGCAGTCATCGACTATATCACCGGTGTATTCGCAGCAGGATTTAATGGGGAACTGAAAAGTAAAGTTGGTTTTAAAGGCATCGCCAAAAAGGTGGTGCTTTTTCTTTTGGTCGCAGCAGCTACTCAAGCTGATGCAGTTATGGGAACAAACAGTGCAATTCGTGAAGCGACGATTTTCTTCTTCATCGGGAATGAATTGCTTTCACTTTTAGAAAATGCAGGTCGTATCGGAATCCCTCTACCATCACCTTTAACTAATGCGGTTGAAATTTTAGGTGGGAAACAAAAACAAGCGGAGAAAAAAGGAGAGGATCATTAATGGGACAAATCGTAGATATTTCAAAATGGAACGGTAACATTAACTGGCCTATCGCAAAACAGTATTTGGATTTCGTAATAGTGCGTGTGCAAGATGGCTCAAATTATGTTGATCCTTTATACAAAGGATATGTACAAGCGATGAAGCAACATAACATTCCTTTTGGTAACTATGCATTTTGTCGATTCGTTTCAATTGCTGATGCAAAGAAAGAAGCACAGGACTTCTGGAGTCGCGGTGATAAGAGTGCTACGATCTGGTTTGCAGACATTGAGGTCGATACAATGGATGATATGAGAGCTGGAACGCAAGCTTTTATTGATGAATTGTATAGACTAGGCGCAAAGCGTGTAGGTGTCTACGTAGGGCACCACAAGTATAAACAATACCAAGTAGAGAAGTTACAACGTGTGGATGTTGTATGGATACCACGTTATGGCGGTAATAAACCAGCGTATCCTTGTGACATTTGGCAATACACAGAAACAGGAAATGTACCTGGTATCGGTAAGTGTGACTTGAATTCGCTTATAGGGAACAAGTCATTGTCTTGGTTTATTGAAGCAGCACAGAAGGAAATACAAGCGGAGGTACCTAAACAAAATATCATTCAAACGGGAGCATTTTCGCCTTATGAAGTGCTTGATGCTATGCGAGCTCTTACATCGTTAAAGATGACTGGTAGGTTCATACTTGAACCTACTGGATTAGCTTATATCGTTACAGATCCTACTTCTGACGAACAATTGAAAGCCGCAAAAGAATGGTTAGATAAAAAAGATTGGTACTATGAAGTTAAGTAAAAAAGAGCCGTCCTATGGGCGGTTTTTTCTTTATGAGTTAAATATTTGTGTTATTATCTATTTAGATATTGAAGAATAAAATTAGGAGGTAAATATGAATATAGATTTGGCGTTAAAAGATTTAATTCCATTTGGGAGTGCTTTATTAGGTGCCGTAACGGGTGGACTTATTACATACACTATGTCTAAATCAACACAAAGAAAAGAAAAAAGATTAAAAGGGTTAGAATCAATAAATGAGTTAAAATTATTGATATATGATATAAACCTTTCTCTATACAAAATGAAACGCGAGATAGAAAAGGAATATTCAGAAAATGGAATTTCAGGTAGTGAAGGAAAATTATTCGAACATTTAAAAAAGATACCAGATTTTTATAATAGGATGCTAATAGGTGAATGGGCAGTAGTCTATACTAAAGCAGTGCATATAAACACATCCGTTTATTCAGCAACGCATGATACGTATAATAAAATCAATTTTTTGTATAATAAAAAAGGGTTGGATATTTCGAATGGAGCGTTTGAAAAGGGCCCTGAATGGTTTGTGCAAAAATACTTGGAAGTATTACAAAATAGTGAGAAACTATTAGATAATCTGACTGGTTTTCTCGAGGAGAAAGAGCAGGAGCTTATTCAAGAATACATGAATAAATATATAAAAGAAAAAAAATTCTATATATTTTAATGGGAAAACCGACTATTTTGAGCCGTTTTTTTTATTTATCCCACTCAACTAAAGTACGCTTTTTACATGTGCTACAATTGAAGAAAGTACCTCTTAATTCTATTCATATAAAATAATTATGTAGTATAATATTTTGTGTGAATATTATAATTTTGAAAAGAGGTAGTTGCTATGAGTTTAATATCAATAGTTGCAACAAAAAAATTTGTTTCTTTTGTAAGTGATGGAAGAGGAACGAAAGAGGGTGAAATAATTTACGAAGATTATCGTAAAGTTTTTAAAATAAACGATAAAGTGATTATTGGAATTGCAGGTGATTCATCAGTTATAGAAATATTGATACCACAAATACATAATATAGAAGATTTGGATTTAAGTAATGCTAAAAGTTGTGCACATTCTTTATTCAATATGTTAGGTAATAATAAAATAAAAAATAAAGATATGACTATAATGGTAGGGGGGTTAGATGATTTAGATAATATATATTATGCAGGGTTTATTCATTCCTCTACTAAACTAGACGAAGTTATTCCTGAAGGTGAAAATGTACGTTGCGGTAGTACCATTACCGAGAAAACAAATGCATTAAATCCAAATGCAATACTTCAAAAGTTAATCAAAAACTCAATACAATCATATGAAGAGTTACTCGGATTTACTAGTAATGATTCTTTCAATGTCCAAAAAGAATTCAATCATTTTATAAGTGAGAAAGATGATTCGGTTAATAATCATTTATTCCAAGAAGTAATTTGTAAATGAATTAAAAAACTCCTGTTAAAATCAGGAGTTTTTATTTCTTATCTATAGCAGGGTGTTGCCAATATTGATCCGCTGTAGTAGGAATGTTCTTAAATGAGAAGTTATCAAAGTTAATTTTATCTATCGTTTCACGATTGTAAGTGACCTTCATAACATTTTCTTGTTTTTTATTTCCGTAAGCATCTTCAAGTTGGAACTTCCAAAAGAATACAACCTCACTAATATCTTTTTCCTTTGCGATATCTTTCAACATATCAGAAGTATCTTTCCATATTCCTTTTTTAATCATATTATTTGTTAAGTTATCTTTCCCCGAAAGGGTAATAAGTGCAATTTTATCATTTGGTACTTCTTTACCAAGGTTATCATTGAGTTTGATAGATTCTACATTCTTTTTACTGACTTTATCTTGTGTGATTTTATTGAGTTTTCCTTCTAATGATGCAGGTTATTTTTCAGCTGGTGCAGTAGTTTTTTCTTCTTTTTCACGTTCTTTCTCTTCTTCTGCAGCATTTTCTTTTTCTTCTTTCTGTGCAGTCTCAATTGCTTCGTTGCGTTCTTTTTCAACATTTGCAGTTGCTTGTTGGGAATCTAGTTTCTTATCTGAAAAGGCCCCTGCTATTCCTCCTATAATTGTAAGGTATATAAAGCACGCAACAACCATTTTCCATTTCGTACCTGAACGGAATCCGATAATTCTTTTAAAGCCTCTGCTTTTATTACTCAATACCTCATCCCCTATGGTTAATTATGGAATAATTCAATCAATTAAGTGTAGCAAATCCCTGTCAGATATTTTATAGAAAAATAATTGATAAAAATATTTTTGTAAGAAATAATACCTCTAAGGAGGTGTGTATATGTTTTATGCTTTTCTGCTAATCACAGGTATACTTTACATTTCGTGGTATGTCTATAAAAGAAGAAAAGACCATCATTTATACCAACTCATTGCTCGTTTTAATAAAGATGAAGAGTTTAAGCGTACTTTAGCAATGGGGCTTTATTATCGTTTTATGAAGCCGTTAGAAAATGAAAAATGCTCATCAGTGTTTATCCGTCAAACACCATTAGAATTTGAAGCTTTTGTTGCTAATGTAATCGAAAAGTATTATGGTGGTTCTGCATTTGTAACGGTAGCTACAGGTGATTATGGTGTAGACTTTGAACATACAGTAAACGGTGAACTTTATCTGGGTCAGGTAAAGTGTTTATGTAGCGATATGTCCTATAAAGCAATTGCCCTAGTGCATAGTAATATTGCCAAAAGAGGGGCGAAAGGTGGTTATGTAGTATCAACAGGTGGCTTTTCAAAAAATGCCAAAAACTATGCTAAAGAATTGAATATACAACTAATCGCTGGGTCAAGATTGGCTGAAATGTATATGGAATCTATCGAAGCTCAGCCGTTACCTCAATATGTATTAAATCCTGTTAATAATTAGTCAGCAGAGAGTTCCTCTATAATTATTACCTTCAAAGGTTGTAAGTAATAATTATCATTTATTCTATATTGCTTGTTTTGTAAATGATAATAAATTTATGTATATATTTAATTGTTAAGGTTATTTTATACAGTGAATATAAAAAAGGCGGAGATTTATATGGAATCAATTCGAATTGAAGTAAATAATAGGTATGCAAAAGACGATAGTCTTAATTTTTTTGTAGTTACAAATTCCTTGGAAGCACCAATTGTTTGTTTAGCGGATAATAATGGTTATCCAATTGTACGTGAGATATCTGCAAGACCAAAAGAGGATTATAATGCTCATCATAATGGTGTACATGTTACCGTTCGTTTTGAAGGTCAAGCTAATGGACAGGGATTAGCAATTAATCTTGCGCAACCTGGTATGAGTGGGGATTTTAGTGTGGAACCAATAGTATAATTTAAATAAAAAAGCTAACTCCAATTTATTTTGAGTTAGCTTTTTTATTTATGTTTCTGTTATGTCTTCCTCAATCCAAATCTCGTCTAATTTCATTTCCAGTGCACGAGCAATGCGATAGGCAACAGGCAAGGATGGGAGTCCGCCTTTTAATAAATTCGTCATTGCTGAATTACTTATATTCGCTTTCTTCGCGATATATCCATATTTGATGCCTTTTTCATCAAGAATTTGTTTTAGTTGACTTCGCATAATTTCCACATCCATTTTAAATTTTTGCTTGTCCATATAAATATTTTGAGAATGGACGTGCAAAATCCTTCTTTCTAGGTCATATACCTTTATCAAGACCACGAGGAATACCAAGTGGAATCAAGGACACCAAGAAGGGGGAGGGTGCAAATGCGTTGGCAATATTCACATTTAAATGAAACGCCTTACCTGTATCCATCAAAAGAATTAAGAAGTATGTATAAGGGTGCTAGTGGCAAAAAAGAAACAAACGCAATTGTGGACCACATGGAAAGATATGAGGTTTTTAATAACCGTGAGTACAAAGGATATTACCGTTTATCAAACGATATAGTGGATGATTTATATGAAGATGAGGATGAAGTGCTTGGTTGGGGAGATGTCATAAATGAGTATCAACCAGTTATGACATCTAAGGGATTACAACTTATTCGAAAAGAGGGATTCAAATGACAATCGTAGGAGAAGCGGTCGTGGTATGGACGGCAACAGGCTTGTCAGTGATTACAATGAAGGTTGCAGAAAAAATGGGGCAGAGTGTTCCACATTGGCTTCCACGTATGACCATGTACACAACGCTCACAGGCTTGTTCTTGTATCTTCTACGTTATGTGCTTTTCGCGTTTCTATAGAGGAATACCAACATGGAACTGTAGGACATTTACTGGTCGTTGATATAGAACATGTACGGGAGCCTTCCAAAAATAAGGGATATATACCCTTATAAAGGGTATATGAGGAGCGGAGAAAATGATTGAATTATTGCTCGTTCCAGCTGCAGGTTTAACAGTGGCATTATTCGGTGAAAAGTTCAAAAGTAAAAATGATGATAAGAGAAAAATACAGGTGTTTTTTGAGGTGGCTGGAATTGCGATTAAAAGAAATAATGAAGAAAAATTGCAATATCCAAAGTTCCAAAAACAAATTGATGATGATCGTAGTACGACTTATGTATATACTTTACCGCTTGGTATGCCGAGTAAAATCATACAGAAGGTTGAGGATGTAGTTTCAGAAGGGCTAAATAAACCAGTACGTATCCAGTACGATAATTATAAATTGAACATTCGCGTATTCCACAGAGAGATACCGAAGAAGTGGAATTGGTCAACAGGATTAGTGAAGAAAGGGAAATGGCGTGTTCCAATAGGTCAGAGCTTGGAAAAACTTATTTATCACGATTTTGATAAAACGCCACATATGACATTAGGTGGATTAACAAGAATGGGGAAAACAGTCTTCCTGAAAAATGTAGTCACTTCTCTTATTACAGCACAACCAAATCATACCCATTTGTATATCATCGATTTAAAAGGAGGGTTAGAGTTTGGCCCATATAAAAACCTGCAGCAAGTAGAACAGGTAGCAGAAACACCTGTGCAAGCATTTGTTGTATTGGAAAACATTTTAAAGAAGATGGAAGAGAAATTGAAATACATGAAAGAAAATAGATACACGAATGTCGTGGAAACAAATGAAAAAGAACGGTTCTTTGTAATCGTAGATGAAGGGGCTGAATTATGTGCTGATAGAAGCATGAAGGAAAAACAGAAAAAAATATTAGGGTTATGCCAACAACGACTCTCTCATATTGCACGTATAGGTGGAGCGCTTGGCTTTAGACTCATCTTTTGTACACAGTATCCAACAGGTGATACATTACCACGCCAAGTGAAACAAAATGCAGATGCCAAATTAGGTTTTCGTTTACCGACTCAAACTGCATCCGAAGTAGTTATTGATGAACCAGGATTAGAATCGATACAGAGTATTCCAGGACGTGCGATTTTCAAAACAGACCGACTCACTGAAATTCAGGTTCCTTATATTAGCGATGAGATGATGTGGAAGCATCTAAAAGAATATGAGGTGGAAAAACATGAACATCCAGAGTCACATGAAGATCAACCGTCAGATGGCGATACTTGCGACGATTAGGAAATTGCAATTTGCAACGAGAAGACATTTGATGAGTGTACATGATATGGGCGGTATACGAAATGCAAACAGAATCATGGGTGATTTAAAGCCGTATTTGAGCAAGACGATGCAAGGGAAAGAATATGTATATTATCTCAATAAAGAAGGGCATGCCATGTTTGGCGATGACGGAAAGGTTGTTTCGAGAGGAAAAATTGCGCATGCATTATTACGGAATGAAGCATGGTTATATTTATTCTGTCCAGATGATTGGCAGATTGAAACAGATATACGTTATATAAAGAATAAAGAAAAAAAGAAAATAGTTCCCGATGTGAAGTTTCGTGATGAAGAAGGGATACTACATGCAGTCGAAGTAGATCGTTCGCAGAAAATGAAAGTGAATGAAGAGAAGTTGAAAAAATATGAAGAACTTACGCAAATTTATAAACAGAAGCATAACGGGAAAATGCCAGTAATTCATTTCTTTACAGTGACCAAATACAGAGAAAAGAAACTAGAAGAATTAGCAGCTAAATATGATGTTTTTGTGAAGGTTTATCTATTAGAGGGGATATAAAAAGTGCTAACAAGTTTACAAACGAACTTGCTAGCACCTATACAGAATAGACATAAATTATTGCTGATATGTCATCTTTGAAAATAGCTTTAATCAGTGAAATCACACTTATACGATATGCTCATAAAAACAGTCTTAAAATCTAATTAAAAGATTCTCTTTATGTTCTGAAATAACCTAAACTATCAATTTGCTAGTAAAAATATTTAATATTAAATGTTGAAATATGTATGGAATAATACTTGAAGGTTAAAATGTTACTAGATTGATTAAAATAGCCGAAGGGATGATAATATGTTAATTCCAAATGTTGGAGAAACTTCAAGAGTTTGTTTACAAACATGGATGGGTACCTATGTTTGTGCAGAAAACGGTGGAGGAGAACTGGTTGTAGTTAATAGTCCAAGAGCTCAGGGATGGGAAACATTTGAGATTAAACGTGAAGAAGAAAACTACATTTCGTTAAAGGCTTCTAACGGAAATTATTTATGTGCTGAAAATGGTGGAGGAACTATTGTAGTTGCTAATAGAACAGAAGTGAAGGAATGGGAAAAATTCGGATTGTATATTGATCAAAATGGGCTTGTGGCATTGTCTGCATATAACGGTCAATTTCTTTCGGCTGATAAATCAGGTGTCCTCACAGCAAATCGGGATAGGGCACAATTGTGGGAAGGATTTCGAATTGTGGATCCAGAAAATGCAGAACTGGAGCAGACTCAAATAGAAATTAATGTTTATAAAATATTCAATACGTCTCCGTTATGGCATACTGGGACAGTTATTGATGGACGTGAATACTACTTTCATACAAATAATAGGGTGGAAAATACTACTCCTAGAGGAATGAATTTAGAACATCATCGTACAATGGTGCGAATTATTCCGGGGAATTTAGAGAGGGCTAAATCAGTTCTACAAACAGTAATTAATAATTGGGACGGAACACCATATGACTTAGGGGGGCATAATTGTAATTTTTTTACCAATGATCTTATCACATCTCTTGGAGCCCCAAGTTTAGATCAAGAGTACTTGGATGCTAGTGGATTAGGGAAGGGCCTAAGACAATTACCAGGGGGAAGTTTGTTACAAGAAGTTTTAGTAAAATGGCCAATTGAAGATAAAAGATTAGATGAGGCTTTTATGTCTGATTTGAAGAAGCTCGCGAATTTACCAGATGATTTAAGAAAAGAAACAAGTAAATTCTTCAAAAAAATCGGTTTAGATAAGATAAGATTTCCTCGCTGGTGATTAAAACAGATTTTGAGAAGAAGGAATACGTCATAAAGTCGAGGTAAATCGTTCACAGGAAATGAAAGTGAATGAAGAGCTTACGTAGATTTTTATACAGAAACCTGACGGGAAAGTACCCGTTATATATTTATTTATATATAGAAAAGTGCTAACAAGTTTGCAAACCGAATTGCAAACGAAAATGCAAACTAAACGAATACTTCTTAATAATGGTGAGAGGGAAATGGTCGCTGATATGTCCTCTAAACCCTTATATATTAACGCTTATTAACGTTGCATAATCATACATAAAACGTACTACTTCACTCGCACGCAATCTGGGCACCATGTAGTAAAGAACTTAACAACTACTGGCTCCTCGCTTGCGATGATGTCTTTGAATTCCTGTTCAGATTTGATTTCTTTCATGTTAGTTTCTCCTTTTTCACTATCAATATTTTTGGTTATTTAGTTGGTGTATTTGCTGTGAAAGGAAAACTTATAACGAGAGCCTTTCTTTTCGAATAATTCGTTAGCAAATTAATCCACCGCAGTTTCTTGAAGTCCTAGCATAACATGTGAGTAGATATCCAGTGTGATTCTACTTTTTATGTCCTAGTCTTATATGCATCTTAAATCTAGAAATGAATATTAGGAACCTCACTTTTCTTTATAAGCTTTTTCGTGAGCTGTGTCAAACTTCTGAAATTGTAAGGATACTATTTATTAGTAAGGTAAATTGTATTCATGATAGCCATTGCTATAAAGTTCCTTTCCTCATATATTTTTATGAGGTGTTGTGAGAGAAGAGATTAAGTGGCGTTAGCGGAGTTCCAGCAACAATTACACCTAAATAAAGTAATGCAGGTAAAAGAAGCAAGGCTAACAAGAAGGGAAATTGCGGCACTGTATAGAGTGAAAGAAAAACATGATATGGAGCGAGAAAGGAATCGTAAGAACATGTTAGGAAGTATTTAGCGGTAGAAGTCAGGGGGAATGTAGATGTGATAGAAAGACAGTATTACATTATTCTTTCAAAGGGGGTAACTAGGATGTTGAA